GCTTTACCTTGGGTACTTCCGATGGCAATGGCGGTTTTGTTAATGCACAAGGCAACCCAGTTGATTCGACTGGTATGCCCATTGCAGGTGTACCACCTACTACATATCCAGCAGGCCCTACACTGATCAATGGCGATCCATTTGATCCACAACTGGGAGCGGATGCGGCCAAACTATCAGCAACAACATCTCCAGGAAATCAAAATTTAAAAAATATCGAAGGTGCTACCGCCGAAATTGCAAAAAATAAAATTGAAATACAAAATGCCAATGAAGCAAATGCCTCGGCTGATCAATATATTCTAGATGCACAAACTAACATTGCTATAAACAACACTGAATTGGCTGATCCCAACATTAGCGATGCACGTAGAGCACAACTAGAAGCCAACAATGCTCAACAGGCACTCGCTATTGATCAGAATCAAAATGTAATTGATCAAAACAATGACCGTGTTGCTGTGTTGGAAAAAAATACTCAATACAATGAAGCCGTGGCACAAACCAATGCCAATGCATACGAAATTACCGGACAGGGTGGCGATGCACCTACACAAGTCAGTGCATTAGAAGATCCGTCGGCAGCCGCTGCCGAACGCAATGATGCAGCCAATGTTGATGCTTTGGCGGCGGCACAAGGTGAGCGTAATGATGCTGCCGCAGTTGATGCCACCCAAGATTTACAAAACGAACGCAATGACGCAGCCAATGTTGATGCTTTGGCGGCGGCACAAGGTGAGCGTAATGATGCTGCCGCAGTTGATGCCACCCAAGATCCTGCGGTAGGCGGAGTCACTGCGGCAGGATCTGAATTTGGAACTGATGCGGCTTTTGCCGCACAAGAACAAGGTTCACAACAAGCCGCAATGGCACAAATGGCTCGAGACCAGGCCACGTACCAAGCACGTTTCAAACAACCTGCCAATGGTGACTGGAGAGTAAGATTAAGCATTAGCCCTAATGCACAATATTTGTATCTTGCAAACCCCCCCGGTCTTTTGGCACCGTTAGCCGCAACCGAGGGTGTGGTGTTTCCGTATACTCCGCAAATCTCCACAACTTACAGTGCAAATTATGAACAATATGATTTAACCCATTCCAACTATCGTGGTATTTTTTATAAAAACAGTCGAGTAGGAGACATCACCATACGTGGGGTATTCACAGCACAAGATACTACAGAAGCAAATTATTTGTTGGCAGTAATACATTTTTTCCGTTCAGTTACTAAAATGTTTTATGGACAAGATGCTGAACGTGGCACGCCACCACCTATATGTTATTTGAATGGTTTTGGACAATTACAATTCTCTAATCATCCTTGTGTGGTGTCGGCGTTTAATTACACCTTACCCAATGAAGTTGACTACATAAGAGCAAACAACCCTAATAATTTTGGAATTAGTTTGGCCAATAGATCAACCCCAGTAGCAGCCGCGCCACTTGCTGGCGGCTTGGCTGGATGGAATCGATTAAAGAACGCAATACCGGGTGGATTAACCAAAGGTGCACAAACTGGAGCGTTTGATTCGGGAGTTGGCTTAGACGCCATGTCAAGAGGCCCATACGGGGCAGTTACTAACACAACACCGGCCAGTTATGTGCCAACTAAAATGGAAATAGATATTACATTGATACCTGTACAAACACGTAGCCAAGTTAGTAAACAGTTTAGTCTCAAAGGCTTTGCTCGTGGTGATTTGCTTAGAGGAGGATTCTGGTAATGGCCACTTATGATTCAACCAGTCCTTATTTTGAAACAGGGTACGCACAATTTTATCTTGATGTTATGGTCAATCGTCCTATTCCCAAAGAGGATGACGACTTGCAATTTACTATCAATACCACCTATCAGTACAGGCCGGACCTGTTGGCATTCGACTTGTATTCAACTGCCAACTTGTGGTGGGTGTTCTACCAACGCAATCCTAATACACTACAAGCACCGCCATTGGATTTTACAGTTGGCACACAAATATATCTTCCAAAAATCACAACGCTGAAATCAGCCCTGGGGTTCTAACATATGGCAACAGCGACAGAACTTCAAGCAGAAATTGCTCGACTGCGAGAACGGTATCGCATTGCACAAAACGGACTTGCTACTCTCAATAAAAGTTTGCAAAGCAATCAGGCGATACTAGCAAGATATGCCGCTGAAGTTTCTAGCATTCCAGGACAGATTGCATTGCTTGAAGCACAAATAAATGCAAATCAACCCCCACCGCCTGCTACTGCGGCCACTGCTGCCAGCGAAGACGGGCCACAAGGTCCCACAAAACCAGCGCAACAAACAGTACGTGATAATGGACGAATTCTAAACACTCCTGATACCACAACACCCACTAATGCTATTGCGCCTGCTACGTTAGAAAATACTCAAGGTGTCACTACAGGTACAAATGCACCAGTACGAACCACAGAACAAACTCAGGCCACTGGCACTGGCTACAACGGCAACGGATACGCAGTTGGTCTCAATGTCAGAGCTGAAGACGGCACACTGTCTAATCTTAGAAAAAATCCTGAGAATGGTGAGTTGTATGATCCTGGCGGCATTCCTGGAGGAGTTGATTTAACTACAAATCCCGGTACGCCAACCAATGACGACAATGCGCAAAAATCAACCACCACCACACAAACTGAGGTTAACAAAGCACAGTCGACATTTAAAATTACGCCTAGAGACAATCCACTAGATCAATATTCCAGCTACTCTTATACTATTAGTGTGTATTTGATGTCGTCTGGACAATACGAACAACTGTTGCGTAGCAAAACTAAAAAAATAGATGGATATTTTTTGTTGTTTCAGAGTGGCGGAGCAGGACTCAATGTAGGCGGCTCAAAAGATGGAATGGGAACCACCACAAATATTTCTGGTGCAGACAGTGGGCGCAATCCGTTTTTTCCTAACGACTACTATATAGACTCTTTGATACTAGATACTTTGCCGTTAGGCAAAGCTACTGGTGCTAGCCACATGACAGCCACGATGAAAATAACAGTTTGTGAACCTAATGGTATTACATTGATTGATAACTTGTATTCAGCTGTGGCCAACCTACAGCAAAAAACACCTGGTGGCAAAGTAAATTACACCGCAGCTGATTATCTTGCCGTGATAAGATTTTATGGTTATGATGCCGACGGTAACCCAACACAGATTCGTGCTGGTGATGTTACTGGCACCACAAACAGCAAAGCAATAGTAGAAAAATTCATACCATTTAAACTAGGAGGAATTAACTGGGGTGTCAGTAATAAAATGGTTACCTATGAGTGGGATTGTGTCCCGCAAGGACACCTGATTGGCGGATACACCGCACGTGGTGCGGTGCCACACGATGTACAATTGTCTAGTACTAGTATAGGCAAGTTGCTGGGCAATGATGTTCAATATGCTACTGCTCAATCCAAAGCAACTACTCCAGGAAACACAACCACACAAGCTCGAGAAAATGCTATTCGAGCCGCTGATGAAGATCGAGACATACCAGGTGGTGCAGTTGCACCGCCAAATGCAGCCGCGGCAGCTTCTGCTAGAAAAACTGTTACCCAAGGACTCATGGGAGCCTTGACAGAATTTCAAGACGCCCTTACCAAAACTGGTCCAGGTCAGGTCGAGCCTATATTCACCACAGCTGACAGATACTTTATTAAGTTTGTTGACGGTGCAGACATCCCAGCATCGGCAATTGAAAATGCAAAAATTTCAATCAACACCGGAAAAGTAGATCAAAAACAAACTCCGGCTGCTCAACCACTTGCTGGACCGTCTGGTAATCCTGACAATCTTGATCCTATGAAACAAGCAGTAGACAATGCATCAAGAAATTTCAGCATCACTGCAGGACAAATGATCACGCAAGTGATTGACACAGCCATTCGTAACAGCACTTATATCTTAGATCAAGCCTTGGTAAAAGAAAACGCTGACGGTTACCAAATTCCAGATCCTAACAAAAGAAATAGTCCTATGACATGGTTTAATATTATTATGAATGCTGTGCCAAGAGGAGACCTTGATCCCAAACGCAATGACTATGCATATGACATTACATATACCATTAAGCCGTTTAGATTGCAAAATTTTGACAGCAAGTATTTTCCAGTCAGTCGATTTGCTGGAGTACACAAAAGTTATCCTTATTGGTTTACTGGAAGAAACACTGCGGTATTAGATTACCAGGAAACACTTAACGGTCTCTACAGTATCACAGTGAGTGGTAGTGATCCTAAAAACAGTTGGAATGCTAAAATACGTGAAAGCGCCACTTCCAGCATGCGAGATATTGCAAAATATCAATATGCAGTGGTCAGCGGACAAAGTACGCAAGGATCGTCAGATACTAGACTTAATGAACCAGCAGCCAATGCCGCTGACTATTTGTTCAGTCCCGGTGACCTGGCCAATTGCAAGGTAAAAATTATCGGCGATCCTGATTGGATACAACAAGGCAGTTTGTTTAGAGAAATCAAAGTAGGCGAAACTGAAATTGGCGACTCAACAGGATTTCATGATGATGGCAGTATCGCATTTGATAGTGGACAAGTCATGTTTGAAATTGCCTGGCAACGTCCAGAAGATTATAATATTGACACCGGCCTAGCTGATCCTTACGGCGGTGGATATAGTGGCAATACCAATGCATCACGACAGCCCATACAGAGTCGAATATATTCAGCTGTTAAAGTTGTTAGTGAATTTAGACAAGGCCGGTTTGAACAGACCTTAGAAGGTACCTTGTATCTATTTCCGGTACCTGGCAAACGTAACACAGTGAAAGCATCCTCGTCTGTGACTAGCGTGGCCAGTCCAGCTAGTTCGTTGCAAGATCGAGACGGCTTTGATGAATCGGGCATTTCTGATGCTCTTGCTAACCGAACTAATGCTATTGCGGCACGTACTAATACAAATTTGACAGGAAGAATACAAAATAATGCAACAACTGACTCACGGAGCACCCAATACTCAGCAGCCATACTGGGAGCTCAACAAGTGTCGTCCGGAGCTACTGGTGCATTACCATCAGGAAATCAACGTGAATCAACTGATGCTAGAACTGTGTGGGCATTAAAAAATGCCGCACCACCAGGTGCACCTACAGACGGAGCCGGCAACACTATAAATGCTGTACCAGAAACGGTGCAAGCAGGACCGCCTAAATTGAATTCAGTAGTAGCAAGAATTAATGCGGCCGCGGCCGCCGCAGGCCCTGTAGGACGTGGATCTCAACCACAGAAAATTGCAGGAGACGGGGGATAATATATGGCAGAAAGTGTACAACGCAGTCGAGGACGGCCCAGTAACTACAAACCAGATCGTGGTGGTGTACCTGCAGAATTTGGACCATTCTACGGCATAGTCATGAGCACTGTTGATCCTACACGGGCTGGACGTCTTAGAGTGTACATTGATATATTTGCCGCTGGTACTAAAGCGGACATGGAGGACGAAAGCAATTGGACCACAGTAAGCTACATGCCTCCTTTTTATGGATCAACTCCCTTACAAGGCAAAGCTGATAGTGGTAATATTGGATCTTATCCTGGAAATCAAAACAGTTACGGCATGTGGTTTACTCCACCAGACGTGGGAGTAACTGTGTTGTGTGTGTTTGTAAATGGTGATCGAAGCCAGGGATTTTATATTGGTGTAGTGCCTGATCAAGGACTGGGTAGCATGGTTCCTGCTATAGCATCGGTTCCTGCTTCGCAAGCAAAAGTGCAAAATCAAAATCAAGAAACATATTTTGCTAATGCTTCAAGATTGCCGGTGACTGAAATTAATACCAATAGCGCAGAAATTTTTAACAATCCAAGATTTTTTGATCAAACTAAACCGGTACACAGTTATCTAGCACAAGCCTTGCTTCAACAAGGCCTAATCAACGACATTGAACGTGGAACTATACAAAGCTCAAGTCAGCGCGAAACCCCTAGTGCTGTGTTTGGAGTTAGCACTCCTGGTACACCCATCTATCAAGGTGGCATGAAGCCCAATGACATTCGTACAAAATTAAATTCTGGTGAAATCACTCCGGGTCAAGCGCAAGTTATTGGAAGAGTAGGCGGGCATAGTCTTGTGATGGATGACGGAGATCTTACTGGACAAAATGCCATGCTGAGATTACGTACCAGCAAAGGGCATCAGATTACCATGAGTGATAGTGGTAATTTCTTTTACATTGTCCATGCCAACGGACAAACCTGGATTGAATTTGGAGTAGAAGGCACAGTAGATGTGTATGCCACAAACAGTGTAAACATACGCACCAAAGGCGACATCAACTTGCATGCTGACAGAGATATCAACATGTTTGCCGGACGTTATTTAAAAATGAAAAGCCAAGAAGACATGCAGTTGGAAACTGATACATTTTTAAGTGTACAAGCCCAAGAAGACATTACATTGTATAGTAAAAATACAATTGGCGTCAAATCCGACGGAACATTAACGCTAAACAGTTCATCAGGCTCATGGGGTGCAGGATCTGCACTGGTATTAGAAGCAGGCGGCATTGATCTTAACGGTCCTGCCGCAGACGAAGTTGCGACTCCGCAGCCACTAACCACAACCTTGCTTGATGACACTGAGTGGGACACTAGCGCAGGATGGACTGTAAAAACAGAAGGGATCGAAAGTATTGTTAGTCGAGCACCCACACACGAACCTTATCCCTATCACAATCAGGGAGTGGATGTTAAAGTTGTATTTGAAGAAGGCAAACCTAGTCCACCACCTGGCGCAGAACCAGTACCAGCTGGCGTAGAAATCGAGGCAAAATAACATGGCCGAATTTGTTTTTAATTTAGATCAACTTAAATCAAGTGTTGGCAAGTTTGAATCTGGCCTCTATTCCAAGACCAAAGATGAAGACCTCAAATACACCGGCAATGATTATATTATATGGGACAGAACCAACGCTGAACGCATACGTCGCGGGTTACCTAGTTTAACCGACACCGGTTATGCAAGGCCGCCAGAAGATACCACATCTGTTCCGGCCACAGGATCAGCACCTACCAATGCTGATGGCACAGCAAAAACATTTGCACTTAAAGGCCCACCGGGATTTACTAGAGAGCAAGCATTTGCAATTTTTAAGAAACAAGCCGACACTGGATCACTAGTAGGATTTACACCTGGCGAAACTCTTAGTGCGGCTACCCAGGCCGCAGACGGATTGCCATCAGCACAAGCCGCACTGGCACAAGCCCAATCAGGCACAACCGGTAGTCTGGGTGCATTTGCATCCAATTTGTCATCTTCTGGTGTTAATCTTTCAACAGGAAGAATACCGTCAGTGGATTCAGCGTTTGCTAAGGGCGGCATCAATGGCGGTGCCGGTGCATTTGGTGGTGTGATTGGTAGTGTAGCCGCAGGCTTGGGCGCATCGGGCGGAGCCCTTGGTGGATCTCTGGCCGGCATTGCACCGGGACTTACTGCCATGGTTGGTCCCGCGGTATCTGCCTTTACAGGTGCGTTGGGAGGCAACACAGGATCATCCCTGGGTACAGCATTAACTGGTGCGTCGGGTGCTCGGGGATCAGTTGCAGTAACGGCCATACAAACTATCAACAAAAACATTACTGCATCGGCAGTAACCAGTCCCATCAACATAGCAGACTTTTCAAAAATTACCAGTAGCGCAGGAGCATTGGCCCCAATAGGGCCTATGAGTGTGCCCGAAGTTAATGGTGTGTTGGCACAAGCAAAAAATCTTACAGGACAAGGGTTTTACGATCTTAGTGACACCAAAGGACTTGGAGCATTTGGATTGAATGTGGGACAACTTGAAACTGCTGGATATGTTAAACCTGGATCCAGTGCCAAGTTTGGATTATCGGCATTGAGTGATGTGGTAAAAAGTCCTGCTGTATGGACTGGCAAAGACGGCATTAAAAGTGTTGGTGATTTGTTAGGCAATGCCGGCAAGCAAAGTCAAATACAACAAGACTTAATGACCAAAGGCGTAGTAGGCATGGGTGCTGTAGGCATACCAATTGACAAGTTATCAAGTCAGGGTATTGCCGGAATGAGTTTGAATGCAGCCAAAAGTTTGCCTGATGCGGAAGCATTTGCCAAAGGCTTGCCTATTCCTGGAGACGCTACAGGTGCAGTACAAGCAGAATTTTCTAGTGCTGTGCGAGATGGAGCATTTGCTGTGAATTTAGTAAACACAAAAATACCCACAGCATTCAAACAACAAGATGTGCCTAAGCCAGCCGCAGACACAGTGGGTAGAGCCACAGTAGATGCCGCAAGCAATCGTGTGCTTGGGGACGACAAGATACCCACACCTGATTACTCTGGCTCATATTATGCCTTGTCGTCAGAACAAAGAACTCAAGCCTTGAGTACCTACCAAGCGGCTCTTAAAGAATTAGTAACTTTAATATTAAAAACCAAAACAGCATTTGACTCAGTATATCAAAAAATAAATGCTTTGACAAATCAACAAACAATCACGCAACAGCAGTACGATGCAGTTGCTGAAGAAAAAGCACAAGCTCGCAAAGGCTTATTTGAGAGCGGAATACAACAACTAATTGATACTGCATCCAATGAATGGAACAAACTCAGCTTGGAAGCACAAATGAATGTTGATCCAAGTTATAAATTTAGTATTGTAAACAAAGAACTTCAAAAGATTGCTAATAACAACATTGCTCTTGGGCAATTGCTTACTGATGTTCTTAAACCTAAAATCGAAGGGTGAGGAACCGGTGAATAACCTCCCATAAATACCATATGGCACAAACATTCATTGGGTTCAATACACAAAATCAATACAAGAAGTTCACACTCACGGACTTTGCATTAATCAAACGAGACTTGCTTAATGCATTCAACATACGCCAAGGACAACTGCCCGGACGTCCTGCATACGGCACTGTACTTTGGGATTTGCTGTTTGAGAATCAAGTTGAAGAATTACAAAATGCAATTGTTAAAGAAGTACAAAGAGTAGCCGGCGGGGATCCTAGAGTTTACATTAGCGATGTACAATGTTTTCCCCAGGATAATGGCATACTAATTCAACTTGAACTAACTGTGATACCGAGTAGTAATGCCGAGCGTTTGAGCATCTTTTTTGATTTACAACAACGTAATGCCTCCTATGTATAACATAGCCGTTTTTGATATCCATAAATAAAAGATAGAGGCGCAGACAAATGGCAAAAACCACAAGACAAACAGCGATATTTGGTGTAGAAGATTGGAAACAAATCTACCAAACCTATCGCGAAGCAGACTTTCAAAGTTATGATTTTGAAACCTTACGCAAGAGTTTTGTTGATTATCTGCGCTTGTACTACCCAGAAACATTCAATGACTACATTGAATCGTCAGAATATATTGCTCTTTTGGATGTCATTGCATTTATGGGCCAGGCTCTAGCATTCCGCACAGACTTGAATACTCGCGAAAACTACATGGATACTGCTGAGCGTAGAGATAGTGTTGTGCGTTTAGCAAATTTAGTGGGCTACACAGCCAAGCGTAACATTGCCGCACAAGGCTTGTTAAAAGTATTTTCAGTTAACACAACAGAAAATGTTATAGATTACAATGGTATAAATCTTTCCAATGTCACAGTAGATTGGGCAGATCAAACCAATCCTGATTGGCAAGAACAATTCACTACAATTATCAATGCTAGTCTAGTAGACACACAACGAGTGGGTAGACCTGGCAATCGCCAAACAATTTTGGGCATTCGCACAGACGAATATGCGGTCAATTTGGTACCCGGATATCTTCCTGTTGTGCCATATACAGCCACAGTGGATGGTGTAAGCATGCCATTTGAAGCAATGACCTCAACTTCTGTAGGCCGAGATTATCTTTATGAGCCATCACCAAGACCAAATGTGCCTTTTAACGTGTTATTTCGTAACGATAGTCTAGGATTTCAATCAGCTAATACTGGTTACTTTTTCATGTTCAAACAAGGTGTTTTGCAAAATCAAGACTTTAACCTTGGCGAGCGTGTGAGCAATCGCACGGTAAACATCAACATCGAAGGCGTCAATAACGAAGACCGTTGGTTGTTTCAATTAGACAATGTGGGTAATATAAATCGTGAATGGGATTATACAGAAAATATCTATGCGGCCGCAGGCGAGCAAGTAGCTACAGATACAAGACCTATCTACTCTGTTACATCAAGAACCAATGATCAAATTACCATGATATTTGGTGATGGTGTGTTTTCACAAATTCCAGTAGGCACATTCCGTGCCTATGTTCGTGCAAGTAACGGATTGCAATACATTATTAATCCTGAAGAAATGCAGTCAGTTAATATTCCTATTAGCTATATTAGTCGTGCAGGTAATTTAGAAACACTGACATTCACCTGTGGCATTACTCGTCCTGTATCAAATAGCCAGGCACGTGAAAGTATTGATGCTATCAAACAACGTGCACCGGCCAGATATTACACACAAAATCGCATGGTTAACGGTGAAGACTACAACCTTTTTCCCTACACACAATACAATAGTATTGTAAAATCTAAAGCATTGAATCGTGCAAGTATTGGTACCAGTCGTTATCTTGATTTAGTTGATAACACCGGCAAGTATTCTAGTACTAATAGTTTTGGTACTGATGGCGGATTATGGGAACAAAACATATTACCTACAATATTGTTTTCGTGGATCAACCGTAACGAAATTGCCGATGCAATTACTAATCAGTTTCAGCCTAAGTTGGCTGAAACTACTACTCGTCAATTCTATTATGCTAATTTTCCCAGAGTAACTTCAACAACATTGCCCACATATGGTGGCACTACTTGGGTAACAGGAGCTAACTGGGTTCAAAGCACCACCTTGGCCAACGAAACCACAGGATATTTTAGAAACACAACTTATTCTACTACATGGCCAAATGGCTCGCCGATACCGGTAGGATTTACAACTACTACAAATTTTAAATATGTGGCAGTGGGTAGTTTGATAAAATTTGTTCCACCCACCGGTTACTACTTTGACAAAAACAACAAACTTCAACAAGGTACACCAACCTCAGCAGATCAAACATTAGAAATCTGGGCTAGTCCCCAAGAAATTGTTGGCACTGGGTACAATAACGGACTTGGCAATTTACCGTCAGGAGCAGGCCCAGTCTCGCTCAATAACTTTGTACCCACTGGTGCTATAGTTGATACTATTATTCCACTTTTTGTAACCGATTTGCCACAGTCTTTAGAATTAGCCATTGCAGAACAAATTTTATTGAATCGTAACTTTGGTATTGGTTACGACAACGATGGCGACATTACTGGGGTACCGTACTCATGGTATTTGATTACCAGTACAAACCTTGCGGCAGATGCCACCTGGGACCAAACATACGCAGGAAATACATCAGGCACAAACTTAGATGCCAGTTGGATGGTTCAATTTGTTGTGCAAAATCAAAACTACACCGTCACCTTCCGTGGACTAGCTTATAATTTTGGAAGTGTGTTACAAACAAGATTCTTTTTCAATCAAAATGTCGGCGAGATGGTGTATGATTCCCGCACAGGAACTGTGATTAAAGATTTTATTAATTGTCTTGCAGTGAATACACAACCTGATTCTACCAATCACTTGCCCGGTGATATCATTATGACTATTACTGGCCAGCCAGTTGAGAGTGACGGCTATGTTGATGATTTCCAGGTGCTAGTAGGATATCGCGACAGCGACAATGATGGCGTGCCTGATAATCCTGACTTTTTTAACGAAATTGTTGCTCCTGATACCAATCCAACACAAAAATATATATACTTGCAAAAAACTGTGGACTTTGATAATTTACAAAGGTATTTGTTAGTAGAAGCAGGTGTTGTCACTAGTGACTACCCTACCTATAATGATATTGCAGTAGTTACAACTGAGTGGAGTCCAGGACAGGTATTTTATGCCTACTCTGAAGATGCATTTTACCAGTTGTCGTTAAGCACAGCTGGAGTTAGAACCTTAATTGATGTTTCTAGCGAATGGGTCGCAAGAACTGGGCGCCAGCAACTGTATTATCAATATCGTCATAATTCAACTCTGACCAATCGCATTGATCCAGGTACTACAAATATTATTGACTTGTATGTGGTGACACTGAGCTATTATACTGCATATCAAAACTGGATCAGAGATACCACCAATACTGTGCCAGCACCCACAATGCCCACAATTGATGAATTGAGCACAGCATATCAGGGTTTACAAGATTACAAAATGATCAGTGACAACATTGTGTTAAATTCAGTAGTATTCAAACCTTTATTTGGCGAAAAAGCCGCACAAAATCTTCGTGCCACAATTAAAGTGATCAGGGCTTCGAACTCTACAGCCAGCTCCAGCGAAATCAAAAGCACTGTGGTAGCTGCCATGAACGATTATTTTTCAATCGATAAATGGAACTTTGGTGACACTTTTTATTTTAGTGAACTTGCGGCTTACTTGCACAGACAACTTGGTACAATTATTAGTTCGGTGGTATTAGTGCCATTGAATTCACAAAAGTATTTTGGAGATCTTTACGAAATACGTTCCGAGCCTTATGAAATATTTGTTAATGGTGCTACAATCAACAATATTGAAGTTATTGAAGCATTGACCAGTACCAACTTGCGTACTGCACCAGGTAGTGGAGTAATTTAATGGCAAAAGTACGCAGTGTAGATTTTCTTCCTGAAATATTTCAAACTGATGCCAACAAACAATTCTTGGCAGCCACATTGGATCAGTTAATACAAGAGCCCAGTTTTAAAAAGACTCAAGGTTTCATTGGTCGTACAGTTGGTCCGGGAATTAACCCTAATGACAAATATGTAATTGAGCCTACTGCCACTAGAGCCAATTATCAACTTGAGCCCGGTGTGGTCAGTTTGGTACCAGAAACTGACACTATTAAAAACGCCATCACCTATCCTGGACTCAATGATGCAATAGGATTTCAGGGTGGTATCAGCAGTCGACCCGACTTGTTGTATTCTAGCGATTACTATTCCTGGGATCCGTTTGTTGATTTTGATACATTTGTAAACTTTAGCCAGTATTTTTGGTTGCCCGACGGTCCGGCAGTAGTTGATGTATCGGCTACAGAAATTTCAACGACCGACAACTTTGTGGTCAATAGAGAGAACGGTGTTTATACTTTTTCTGGCGTAGACGGAGAGAACCCCGCAATTGAATTAATACGTGGCGGAAGTTACACATTTCAGGTAGCACAAAATCAAAAAGAAACAGTAAATTATCGAGTACAAAATTTGGGGATTTCGGCCTATGTAATAGATGGTCAATCAAACCCTGCACTAACTTTAGCCCGTGGAAATACCTATGTGTTTAATCTAACACTTGGTGGCGTATTCCCTTTTTGGATTAAAACAGCACCAGTAACCGGTCAAGGACAAACTTATAATTCAGGAGTGACCCGCAACGGTGCTGCCACCGGACTGATAACATTTGTTGTGCCACAAGATGCTCCAGACACATTGTATTATGCCAGCGAAAATCAACAAAACATGCAAGGTGTGTTAAACATTGTCAATAACACACCCGGTACAGGTCCAGGGTTTTGGATACAAACTGCACCCGGTGTCGGTGGTGATTTACCTTTTGCGCCTAATATAAGCAGTAGAGATGTGGTGGGAGTAACCAACAATGGTGAAGATCTAGGCACGGTGGTATTCAACGTGCCACAAAAAACTGCACAAAATTTTTATTATAATTTAACCAGTATCGGCACAATAGATATAGTGACATCAATGAATTATGATGACATTAATGGGCAACCCTTGGTTGATTTTATTATTGCTACAGGTGGTATTGACGGCACAACAAACCTCAACACTCGTACTTTGGTGTTTGTTGACCAGCCAGAATATGTAAACAAGTATCAAATTACATACAACACAGTTGATGGGATAGATTATTTGCAAGTAAGTGAAATTGCTACCATTAACACTTTAGAAAAATTTACTATTTTATTTGGTATCACCTACAGTAACACCCAATGGTACAAAACTCCAGACAATAAAATTCAGCAAATTCCTTTGTTGACTGCGGCTCAAGATACCTTGTACTACCAAGATGGCACTGATCCAGAAATATTTGGCATAATCAAATTGTCAGAATCTACAAGTGCTGTGATATTAGACATAGATCAAATTATTGGCAAGAAAAATTATATTAGCCCCAATGGTGTAGCGTTTACTAATGGACTAAAAGTGAAATTTACCGGAGAAGTAACCCCGATTAGTTATAAATCGGGCACAACAACTTTAGTATGCACTCAAACTGCAGCCGGTACAAATTATATTACATCATCTGGAGCCAAGGACTTGTATGTAGGCCAAGAAATTTTATTTTTGTCTCCTACGCTGGGCGGTATTACCGTTGGACAAACTTATTATGTTAGAACAATTTCGGCTAATAAACAAAAATTTACCATAAGTGAAACAAAAAATGGTATAGTAGTAACATTAGAGTTGGGTACTGGTACTATGAACGCGATTGCTATTAGTGATCATGAATATTACGTGAGTGGAGTTGGTACAGCAATTGAGTTGTTACCTGTAGATAATTTTACTATTTACGAACCCTATGCTGAAGACTCGGCTACTCAAACATTTTCTCCCACCAAAACGGATTATTTGACCATCAGTCGTGCTAGTAAAGATTTAAATGCATGGACTAGAAGTAATCGTTGGTTTCATATTGATGTAATCAATGCCACGGCTGAATACAATAAAACCAGTGTTAATTTTGACAACAACTATAGAGCCAAACGACCCATCATACAATTCCGCTCAGGCATAAGATTATGGGACATGGGTACAGAAGGCAAGGCCCCTGTAGATATCATAGATCTAACACAAACTGATGCATTTAGCAATGTTGAAGGCTCTACTAGTTACACAGTTGATGGGTATACATTTGTTGAAGGTTCACGAGTTATTTTTGCTGTTGACGAAGACGAAAATGTACGCAACAAAATTTATATAGTAAATTTTGCTACTCCAGACACAGTTGAACCATTGATAGCACAACCAATCATAATATTAACTCAAGCAGATGATGGTGCAGTAGAAATTGATCAATGCACAGTATGTATTAACGGAAATACTTTAGCTGGACTTACTTTTTGGTATGATGGTATTGAATGGATTCAAGCACAGCAAAAAACTAACGTTCAACAAGCACCACTTTTTAATGTTTATGATAGAGATAACATCAGCTTTGGTAATCAAATAAAATATCCGTCTAGTAATTTTACAGGTTCAAAACTGTTTAGTTATGCAGTCGGTGATACTACTATACTTGATCCTATACTACAACTGCCATTACAATATTTAAACATCAACAACGTTGGTGACATTGTATTTGATAACAATTTATATGTTGATACGTTTATCTATGTGGTAGACAATGTTAGCGTAACACAAGATATCAGCTCTGGAGCAGTACAACAATATGCAGGTCGCACAGCCTATAAAAAATTAATTGGGTGGCAAAGTGCAGTTGTGCCACAACAAATATATCAGCAATTTAAATTTACATATACTGGTGCCACACTCAAGCTAGACGTTGAAGTTAATGCACAATCTTCTATTGCAGTTCCTGTAATTAAAATATATATAGGTAGTATATTTTTAGACCCTGGCCTATATACGTATACCGTTGGAACTGACAGTACTGTAATAACACTTACAAATACATACCTACCAACAGATGTGATCGAAGTGGCAGCTTTAAGCAGCCAACCTAGTAAAGTAGGATTCTACCAAGTTCCTGACAATTTACAAAGTAATCCACTTAATGCAAACAGTCCTGCATTTACTTTGGGAACAATTCGCACACACTACGAAAGTATCTGTCAAAACTTAATCACATTAACAGGCAAAATTAACGGCTCTAACAACACTAGAGATCTTGGCAATATTATTCCTTATGGGTTAACTATATTACAACAAAGCTCTCCGTTGACATTGGCTGGATATTTCATGAGATCGCCAGATTTTAATATTTTTGCTAGTTTGCAATACAACAGTCGCGAATACATCAAGTACAAAGCCAAAATGTTAGATGCAGTATTGACCCAAGAAAATATTGCATTTAAAAACACAGCCAACATTCTTGACACAGCAATACAAGATATTACGTTTGGCAAAGTAGATACACAGCCATTTTATTGGAGTGATATGTTGCCTACTGGAGTAATATTTGCCAGCAACAACTACACTGTAGGTTACACCACACAACCCACTTTTGACACTGTACAAGTTTATGATTTTAAATCAGCAAACTATCTTGGACTTTGTGTTTATTTAAATGATGTACTATTGGAAAGAGGCCGTGATTACACAGTATCGACTAATCCCACACTGACTATTTTGGTTACGCTTAACATTGGAGATGTGGTCACTATCAACGAATACAATGCCACCTATGGCAGCTTTGTTCCGAATACTCCCACAAAGTTGGGATTATACCCAGCATTTCGGCCAGCTATAGTTTCTAGGGTTGTCAGCAACGGTGTTACAGAGTTTATACAAGGACATGATGGAAGTTTAACTCCTTTGTTTGGAGACATACGCGATGCAGTACTATTAGAATTTGAAACTAGAATTTACAGTAACTTGAAGTTGGATGACAATCCTGTGCCAATGACTTTGGTTGATGTACTCCCTGGTGAATTTCGAGACACCGGTTATACCTATGAGCAAATCAACAATATTTTTGCCGGAGATTTTTTGAGTTATTGCGGATGGAACAAACTAGATTATAAACAACAAGACTACTCTGCCACCAATGAATTTACCTGGAACTACAGCAATGTAAATGGTCGACTTGACAATCAACCACTATTGGGTGCCTGGCGTGGAATTTATAGATATTATTATGACACCGAACAACCTAGTTACACTCCTTGGGAAATGCTGGGATTTGCTGTTGAACCAGATTGGTGGGAAAACACCTATGGCCCAGCACCGTATACTGCTGACAACATGAACTTGTGGGATGACCTAGAAGCAGGTTATGTGGCTGATCCTATAGCACCATATTACAAATCTAATTATGCAAGACCTGGGCTAACAACAGTTATACCAACTGGGTCTGAGGGCGAATTATTAAGTCCGTTAAACAGCGTAGCTGGAACGGCACCGCTCAATTATAGTCTTGGCGCCAAATTTAACAAAAGCTGGGCACTAGGTGATGGCGGGCCGGTTGAAGCATCGTGGTGGAACAGTTCTGCGTATGCATTTTCTGTAATGCATGTGTTGGCAGTCACAAGACCTGCAAAGTTCTTTGCCTTGTTTGCTGATAGAGATTTGTACAAATTTGATACAGATTATGATCAATATCTTTACAATCAACGTTATAGATTAAATGCCAACAATATTGAAGTGTATGGCAACGGAATTAGCAAAGCCAGTTACATTGATTGGATTGTGGATTTTAACAGACAAATTGGCATTGATAGCACAGCAATACTCACAGCTGATCTTGACAACCTTGATGTGAGATTATGTTACCGTATGGCCAGCTATTCAGACAAACAATATATCAAAGTTTTTACTGAAAAATCCAGTCCCAATTCAACAAACACAACATTAATGATTCCAGACGAAAGTTACGATATTGTATTGTACAAAAACCAGCCATTTGATAGCATAAGATATAGTGCTGTGGCTGTACAAAAAGTCTCAGGTGGATATGCAGTATTTGGATACGGGACTACTCAAGCCTATTTTGAAATACTACAAAGCCAGGCTGTGGGCAGATTGCAAGAATATAGTGCTGGCGGTATAACTGTCAGGGTACCAACTTTCTACACCGATACAGTGGTACAAGTGCCTTATGGATTTGTATTCAGTAATGAAACTGCGGTAAGTGATTTTTTATTGAGCTATAACAAATTATTAGAAACACAAGGCCTAACCTTTACTGACCGAGCAAATGGTTATATGTTGGACTGGCCTAGGATGGTTGACGAATTTTTATACTGGAGTCAGCAAGGCTGGAATACAGACGCTATTATCAATTTGAATCCTTTGGCCGGTGGGCTTACAGTTACTCGAGCAGGCGCAATTGTAGACAATATAACCACTGAAACTACAGAAAATTTATTGTTAGATCAAAATTCAAGAGAATTGCCTACTCGTACGCTAAACATTATAAGAACTAATAACACATTTACAATTCAACCGCTGACTACGCAAAACATTAGTTTTATAGATTTAAGATTTACTAACTATGAACATATGATTGTGCTGAGCAATAAAAGTGCTTTTGGAGATTTAATATATGATCCTACAACCGGTGCTAGACAAAATCGACTGAATCTTGTAGCAGTGACTACTGCTGATTGGAACGGTACGATTGACACTCCAGGATTTATTTTAAATCAAAACAATGTAGAAGAATGGACTGGGCTAAGAACATATAGTAAAGGTGAACTAGTCAAATATAAAAATGTTTATTGGTCTGCATTAAAAATTGTACAGCCTGGCGTAAAGTTTAATTTTGACGACTGGACACAAAGTAATTATACTCAAACTGAAATTGGATTGTTACCTAATATTGCCAACAAAGCCAACCAGTTAGTCAACAGCTATAATATTAATACAGCCAATATTGAGCTTGACAACGATCTGTTGAGTTATGGATTAATAGGATTTAAACCTAGACAATACATGGCTGCCTTGAATTTAGACGACGTCAGTCAGGTAAATGTTTACAAACAATTTCTTGACACCAAGGGTACTATACTCAGCGCCGAGTTATTTAAATCAGCTAACCTCAGTAAAGAAGCCGCTGACTATACTATCTACGAAAACTGGGCGGTACAACGAGCAATTTATGGGGCCAACGCCAATCGAAGTTTCTTTGAATTGCGTTTAGACCGAGCCTTGTTGAGTTCTAATCCTAGTCTTGTTCAAGTTATAGTACCGGGCCAAGAAAGCTTGGCTGACCAAACAATATTTTTAAGCGATGTTTGGAAACAAAGTTATAAACTTACCAGCCCAAACATTTTACCAACCACAACCGAATTACCTACTGATACTGGATTACCCACAGCAGGCTATGTAAATGTTAATGATGCCGACATAAAAGTTTTTGATATTTCAAACAATTCTAGTTTGAATGCCAATATTGATTCTATTGAAGTTGGTACAAGTATATGGGTCGCTAAAATTAATAATTACGATTGGAACATATATCGTGCGCAAGCAGTACCTGGACAAATACAACACGTATGTGACAATTTAAATGGTACCAGCCGAGTAATTTTTAGCGGTAATCATGGATTGGTTGCTGGCAATAAATTAATCATTAAGTTTTTTGACGTAGAAATTAACGGTGTTTATCAAGTGCTGTCGGTTTTAGATTTAACTACAGTAAACATTGCTTTTGCATTTTCTCCAACCAGCAGAAGAACAGTTGCAAATGGTACTGGCATAGGATTAACATTACAAACTATGCGGGTAAGTCAGGCCAGCGATGTTGTTAATTTGCCTTATGCAAACGACATCTTGCCAGGTGCCAGAGTATGGATTGATAATAACGGTGACGGTTTATGGGAAGTGTTGGAAAAGAACACAGTATTTTCCAGTGTCGTTTCATTAGAACCACAAATTCTTGCGCCAAATGAACAATATGGCGCCAGTGTAGCACAAGGTCGTAATCAAGCGGCATTGCTAGTTGGTAGCCCAAACTACAATAGTAGTCATGGCGGGGTGTATGTTTATGTACCCGGCTATGATGGTCAATATATTTCACCACTAGAGGGCGAAGATGCTATTCTGTCTTTGTCTGATCCTGTGCAAGACATGGGAGATCGAGGATTTGGCAATGCTATAGATTTTGGTAATCGTACATGGGCAGTGGCCGGTGCATCAGCAAGCCTTAGCGGAAGCCCAACAGGAAATATTGCCAACACTGGATCTGCCTGTGTAGTGTATCGTGACCCTGTGCTAGGCGGCAACGGATCAACACCGTACACCACATGGCAATTGCTCAACCCATTGGGCGGTGGGTATACAGGCGCAGAGTTTGGCTATTCAGTTGCTATGAGTTTAGATGAACGTTGGATGTATATTGGTGCGCCGGGCTACAACTCAGGTGTAGGCACAGTGTATGCATATGGTTATGTTGACTGGCAAGAGCAAAGTACCAGTGCTGTAGCTGATGGAGCCACAACTACATATATTATCAACAATGCGATACAAATTAACGATGCCTGGCAAGTACAAGTAACCGTAAACACTGTGGTACAAACTCCGGGAGTTGATTTTACAGTAGCAGGTAATTTTAGCACAGTAACTTTTACAACACCTCCTGCCGACGGATTATTGATCAAGTTTGCTCGCTGGGACTCGTTCCAGTTACCGTTGCTGACTGCCACTTTTGACTTGGCCCACGGTATTGATGACCAAGGTCGAAAAGTAGGATTGTTCAATGTCAAAGCTAATAATATAGATTCATTCTCAGTCAAAGTTAATACTGTATTATGGAGACCCAACATTGACTATACACTCAGTGGAACCACACTTACTTTTGTTACAACGTTAGGCCCCGGCGATTATGCTGTGGTAAGTTCCAAAGGGTATTACACACTCTCGGCAACACTTAATCCAGTGACATACGGAATAACTAGCGGACTTCGTGTGGGCCAATCAGTATCTTGTAGTACTGACGGACGACAAGTTATTATTGGTGCTTCTAATTCAACTGTTAGTAGCAAAACCGAAGCCGGAGAGGTCTTTGTATTCAATCGCAATGTACAAAAATTTGTCAAGAATGACGATTCAACTAACGCATACACTGTACTTGGTACAATATCTGGACCGATCAGTGTACTGGTCAACAATCAATTCTTGATCAATCAAACCAATAGTGTTATTAGCACAAGTGATGCATCAAATTCATTCACAGTGTATGGCAATACCGTTACCATTTATAAAACTTTAAATGTTGGTGATATTATTGAAATTGAAACCAATTACTTCCCCCAACCACAGGTAGTGACACAAAATACTGTGGCCGAATTTTGTAATTTTGGTTCTGCATTGGATATGTGCTCTAATGATTGTAGCATATATGTAGGAGAGCCACAAAGCAGCCAACAAATTTTCAAAGGTGGAGTTGTTGAACGATTTGTAAATCAAAGTCGCATTTATGGAACAATTACCGCAACTGTGGCTAACCCTACGTTGATTGCAGGCGACACTATTAGCATCAACAATTTTGAAGTTGAAGTTCCTGCCAGTAACCCAACGGTACAAGGCTTAGCTGATCAAATTAACGGCATTCCGGTTGGTTCACAAACTGGTGTTCCTAATGTTTTGGCTACAGTAAGTGCCTCGGGATATCTTACTCTTTCAGTAAAAAATCCCGACGCTACATCACCGTTTAACAAATTACAAGTGGCACCCGGCGCAGTCTCATACGGAAATGGTGTATTTTCTTTGTTAGGACTTAACAACTTTGTGTGGACCCAGACTATTGAAAGCCCATACCCTGTGGAATATGCTGGCTTTGGTAGCAGTTTGAATATCGATGATTCTGCTGTGAATCTTGTGGTAGGATGCCCCAAAGGATCACTATATCTTATAACAATATTTGATGATGGCACTACTTTCTTTGACGCTGGCACTACTATATTCTTCTCATTGTTTATACAAAGCGGAGCGGTTTACACATATGATTATTTGCCAAGCTCGACCTCAACACTTTCAAATCCAGGAAAGTTTGTGTTTGGACAACAAGTAAACAACACCGATGTGGCTCCGTATGATGCTTATGGCACCGCAGTTAATTACACATCTGGTTTCCTTGTGGCCGGTGCACCTAAAAATGATGCGGGTGATAGTAGTCTAAATTATGGCGCAGTTTTTGTATTTGAAAATTCAAATAAAGCACCTGCCTGGGGTATCAAACAAATTCAACAGCCCACAGTTGATGTGAGATTGTTGAATAGTGTATTCTTGTATGATAAAATTACAGGGGCAAAGACTGAATTTTTAGATTTTATTAATCCTTTACAGGGCAAGATTCTTGGCGCCGCCAAACAAAACATTAATTATATTGGCGCAATTGATCCCGCTTCTTATAATATTGGATCAAACAATATTCGGGGTACCACTTGGTTTGCAGATCACGTAGGCGAAGTCTGGTGGGACACTAGTACAGTTAGATTTATTGATCCCAATCAAGATAATATCACATACGCCAGTCGTCGATGGGCACAATTATTTCCTGGAAGTGTAGTTGATGTATATCAGTGGGTAGTAAGTTCCACACCCCCATCAAATTATACTGGTGAAGGTACACCATACAGTACTTTATCGTATACTCTGAATACTCGATTGACCAAAGATGGTACATTTGCTACAGAATATTATTTCTGGGTAAGAGACATCACAGTGACTTCTACCAAGGTCAACAAAACATTGCCAATCAGTACAATAGCATCTTATATTACAGATCCTAAAGCCAGCGGTATTCCTTACATGGCACCAATCAATTCTAGTACAATTGCTCTTTACAATAGTGCCAATTATATTGCGGCCAGTGATACTGTCGTTAGCATTGAATTTGATCGCGAATTGACCGACGATAATGTTCACGTGGAATACGAATTGTTCCCACAAGATAATCCCGACGGAATACTTAGCGATAATTTATATCTTAAATCTCAGGACAGCTTTTGTGGGGTTGACTCATTTGGTAACAAAGTTCCTGATCCTAAATTAACTCCAGCTGACCGTTATGGTGCATTATTTAGACCACGACAAAGTACTTTTGTAGATCGGTTTGAGGCATTACGAAATTATCTCACAAGAGCCAATAAAATATTAGCACAATATCCTATAACTGAAATTCGAACCTTTCAGTTGTTAGGCGCAAGTGAGCCCGAGCCGCCACAAACAGAAATTATTGACGGTAATACAATCACAAATTGGAATTTACAAGTTGATAATTTAGAAATTCTTGGATTTCAAAATATTTACTCTGTGCCCCTAGGATACAAATATCTTGTTAACACAGACAGCAGTCAACGTGGTCTATGGACAATTTACACAGTTGAAACAAGCGATGTTGTAGTTGGCGAAAGAATATTAAAATTAACACAAGTTCAAGGATATAATACACCTGCATACTGGAGTTATATTGATTGGGTTAAACCCGGGTATAATGCTGGAGTTAAGATTTTAACCAAAGTTCCTGCATATTCAGCACTAGCAACCCTTTCTGTTCCGGTTGGCAGCAGTGTTGAGGTCATCGCTAATGCTCAGGGTCAGTATGAAATTTATTTGTTGACTGATATTGGGTGGGAACGAGTAGTACTACAAAACGGAACAGTAGAAATTTCAGCCGAAATATGGGATTACCAACTTGGCAGATTTGGATTTGATATTGAAGTGTTTGACGCACAATATTTTGATCAAGAACCCACAACAGAAACACGTTATATTATTCGTGCCCTCAATGAAGAAATATTAATTGATGAATTAGCAATTGAACGTAATCGTCTCATAACACTGATGTTTAATTTTGTATTGAGCGAATTCTCGGCTCCAGAGTGGCTGGTTAAAACTAGTTTAATTGACGTTAATCACAGGATTCGTCAATTAATACCTTATCAAAATTATGTTCGCGACAATCAAGAATTTGTATTAGATTATATTAAAGAAGTTAAGCCTTATCACGTTACCATACGAGAATTTAATTTGCAATATGATGGATTTGGCAAATTTTTTGGAGATATGAATGACTTTGACTTGCCGGCATATTATAATACCTCTTTGATAACTCCCAAGTACACTAGCCCAATTTTGTTGCCATATGCACAAAGTGATGCATTTAATTCGGCCCTGACTACAGAAAGTAATGTACCGTCGATTAGTACATTGTGGAGTGATTGGCCTTATAATCAATGGTATAACAATTATCTGCTAAAAGTAACATCGGTCACGGTTATTACTAGTGGTTCTGGATATACCAACGCTCCGACTGTTGTGTTTACTGGTGATGCAGTAGTTCCAGCAACAGGTGTAGCAATAATCAACAGCTTTGGACAAGTTGCTAGTGTTGTGATAACAGACGGTGGTTCTGGATATTCTGCAACCCCTACTGTGACATTTTCGGGCGGCAATGGAGTTGGTGTTGTTGCCACTGGATATACTGTGATGAATTACGATGTGGTTACTAGCACTTATACTGGATTGGTAAGAAGTATTAAAACTACTATCAAGTATGATAGATTCCAATATTTCTCTGATGTACAAGACTGGAACGAGTCTGGCACCTATCGAGATGGCACATTAGTAAGGTATGACAATCGGGTATGGAAAGCATCAAGCCTGGACTCAACAGCAGTAGTTGGACCTAATTTTAATCTTGAAGATTGGAAATTAGTTCCAGCTCGTGAATTGTCTGGCATTGACCGAACACAAGGATATTATGTTCCCGGTGTGAACGAACCGGGCATGGATTTGCCACTATTAATTGATGGCATTGCCTATCCTGGAGTCCAGGTATACGGGAATTATTTCCTTGGTGATCCAACGGCTACGGATGCAATTTATCAAAGCGAATTTACTGATGCTACATTAGGTAAACTGCCATCGGACATCAATGTTGATGGTGGTGAGTTCATTGGCTTGTACGAAGGACATAGCCCCGAAGAATTAGTAAATGGAGCAGAATTTGACACACTAGACATGCGTGTGTACACCCGCCCCGGAGCAGACTGGAATAGAGACGGACACGGATTTCAAACATCCAGTATTCGCTACACATACAATTCTGTAATTACTGATACATTTAGTTGGGCCGGAGTAGTTAATACACCAGTACAAGTATTAGTCAGTAATATGACTACAAATTTGGATCTCACAGCTGGTATTGATTACACTATTGATTGGGACCATCAAACTATAACTGTGCTCGAAGTGTACAACTCTGCTAGAGGAAATTATACCGTTGCTAACGGAGATTTACTTAATATTAATGTATACGAAATTGGTGGCGGAAGTCAATTGTATCGCGCTAATTACATGGGCGAAAATGTTGGAAGTTCGGTTGTAATTCCTGTAAACTCTAGCGAAATACTAAGTCTGGCAATTTTTGTTAATGGTGCTATAACTAGCGGAGCCACTTGGGAACCGTATACAGCCAGCACAGACTGGAATATTAACGACAGTTATGTAACATTAGATGTTGTAAATTATGAAGGGGTATATTATAGAGCCCTTCAAGATACAATACCCGGAATTACCCTTAATAACTTCCTATATTGGTTAGAGTTTACACCAATATTAGAATCGTTAGTAGATTTTGGCACTACCTATGGTGTGGGCGATGGAATTTCATTAACAGCGTTTGGGGTATCAACAATTGACGCTGGATATTTTGTTATTGGCAGACAGTACACAATAACCGAGTTGGGCACAACCAATTTTGTTTCTGTGGGAGCCGCAAGCAATACAGTGGGTGTAACATTTACTGCAACTGGTGTAGGATCGGGCACAGGCAAAGCGTCAACCAATTACGAGTGGAGCACTCCACAATCACAAACATTTATTGCAACTGCCGCAACAGTAAGTACAAAAACCATAACATTGACCAACAGCATGCAAGGGACTAATCCGGCTAATTTAATTGTCACGCAAAATGGCAAAAGATTAATTCCGGCCGCCGGAATAGAATGGATAGGGGACGACTCTAGTGTGAGCTTTGGGTTACCACAACGTATTACAATTGGTCAAGACCAAATTAATCCAGCAACAGATATCACAGTATGGATTGATAACATTTTACAACCACAAACATACGGATTAAATATTGGAACATACATTGTTACTCCGTGGACTGGCAGCAATACTCCAGGCCGACAAGTTGTGTTTAGCTTACCCCCACCGAGCGGCGCAATAATTTTAATTAGCGAAAGCACTCAAGCAGATTACAGTGTAGTTAGCAACCAGTTAACAATTGCCCCAATAGTGAATTTAAATGATATTTTTAACATTACGACTTGGAATGACACATCACAACAATTCCCGTTAACTATGGTTTTTATTGGACCAACAGTTACTGGATTAACACTAGCTGAAGGATTTGCTAGTACCAATTACAGTCCAGCTAGTGCCGACAATTACCCGGGATCGTTTGATTATGCCGTTGGTATTGCAATCAACACCAATAATTTTTATCTAGAAAGAACTGGAGTTTTGGCCAGCAGATTATGGGTAACCCTTGATGGTTACAGACTTTTTGAAGGTCGTGATTTTATTGTAACGTACCAAGACGCAACCGATAACAACCCAGCTGGAGACTATTTGATTTTATCTAGCGGTATTATTAACTCAGCACAAGTGTTGGTAGTAACAGAATTTACAAGTAGTATAGTACCAGACGCAATAGCCTTCCGTATATTTCAAGACATGCGCGGAGTACAAGCCACATACAGAATTACTCTTGATACCACAACAATATTAACACAAGATCTGAGTGCAACAGATGATATAATATATGTACAAAATTCCCTAGCTCTTGCAGAACCAAATTTAAGTTTAGGCAAATTTGGTGTAATAATCATCGACGGGGAAAGAATAATGTACCGGGTAAGAAATGTTGCACTCAACACTGTGAGTGGATTATTTAGAGGAACTGCAGGAACTGCGGCAGCTGATCACATAACTGATACTAATGTTTACAACATGAATCGAGTGAATTTATTGCCTGAACCATTACAAAATTACATAGTGAGTGATAGTTCAACCGGTGATGGCAGTACAACTATATTCTACGCACCTAGCATAGATGTTGGCACATTTGATGACAGCACTGTTGAAGTTGATGCCATTGAAGTTTATGTGGGTGGTATACGACAATATGCCTACAGTGATACAAGTGCAACAAGTCAGTATCGTTGGGTCATAAGCCAATTTGACCCTGTTGCAATTGAGTTTGTGGTTGACGGTGCAGAATACCCAGCACTCGAGGCCCCGCCAGCCGGAATAGATGTTACTATACTAGTAAGACAATGTGCTACCACTTGGTACCAACTGGGAGTTGGAACACCTAGCAACGGAATAGCATTACAAGATACCGATACGCAGGCCGCAAGGTTCTTGCGTGGGTTATAAACAAGGTAAATAAAAGACCATGTCAAATACACAGTCAAAACAAACAGTTGAACCCAAAAAAGAGGAAAAACCTCGTAGACCTAACGAAACTGGGTCAATCTCAGTGCAAGCTCACCTGAGAATTTTTGATCCAAAAACCCAAAAGACTTATGTGGAGGGACGAGCATGATAACTCCAGGTTTATGCAAGATTGAAGGGTTTGTTAAAATACACGACCCTGTCTCAGGCGAAGTTCTTGTGGACAAAAAGAACGCTATTCATTATGAAAATATTAGTATAGCGATGGCACAGACATTGAGTGACCGCAATACCGGTTACATCTATCAAATGGCATTTGGCAATGGCGGATCAAGCGTAGACCCCACGGGCGTTATCACATATCTACCACCAAACACCACAGGACAAAATGCTGATTTATACAATCAAACATACCAAAAAGTAGTTGATGATAATTCAGCCGCTGACATAGACCCCCTTAATAACAAAATGTCAGTTTTACACACATCTGGAAATATTTACTCTGATATTTTAGTAACGTGTTTATTAGACTATGGTGAACCCCCGACTCAACAAGCATTTGATAATTCTACAGACTTCAATGGAGAATATGTGTTTGATGAATTGGGACTAAAATGTTGGAACGGGTCAGCTGAAATATTACGTCTAATTACACATGTAATTTTTCACCCTGTGCAAAAGAGTTTGAATCGACAAATTCAAATTGATTACACGTTAAGAATACAGACTTTAAGCAATATTAGTGCTGTATAAATATAGAATAGAAACAGGTAACAGACATGGCATATACAATTAATCTTACTGACGGTACAGTTTTTGCTACAGTAAACGACGGCACCGTCAATACCTCCAGTAGTGTGACCCTAGTAGGTAAAAATTATGCTGGATACGGTGAATTTTTAGATGAAAACTTTATCCAAATGTTGGAAAATTTTTCAAATGCAACCGCCCCGGCATCTCCACTAACTGGACAAATTTGGTGGGATAAAACCAACACATTATTAAAAGTTTACAACGGAACTATTTGGAAAACTATCAGTGCCGCAACGGCCAGTGCCACACAGCCTACATCAAATGTGACTGGTGATTTATGGTACGACACAGTAAATCAACAGGTTAAAGTATACACTGGCACATCATTTTTGGTAGTTGGACCAGCTTATTCTAGTACCACCGGAACAGCAGGTGCTATTCCCGAAACAATTCTTGACAACGGTTCAGTATCACATTATGTTACCAGCTTGTACGTTGCTAACACAAGAGTTGCAATTTTTAGTTCAGACTCAACATTTACTGCGGCAGCTCCTGTCAGTACAAATTTCCCCACAGTTTATAAAGGTGTAACCTTTACTAATACCAGTGGTACAAACATGGCTGGCAATATTATTGGTGGCTCTAATGTTATTATCACTGCCGGTGGGAATACTACAGCAACAATTACCAGTACTGGTGCTAACATTACTGGGTATACAACAGTAAGTGCTAATATTACCGGCGGTAACATATTGACTGCTGGACTGATGAGCTCTACTGGTACAATTACATCAAGTGCCAATATTACTGGCGGTAATATTTTAACTGGTGGGCTAATTAGTTCAACTGGTACAATTACATCGGGTGCTAATATCACCGGTGCAAACATTTTAACTGCTGGATTAGTATCAGTTACAGGTAATATTGATGGTGGAAATTTACGCACTGGCGGATTAACCTCAGTGACTGGAAATATCACTGGCGGTAACATTTTGACTGCTGGGTTGGTATCGGTTACAGGTAATGTTACGTCGGCTGCTAATATATCTGGTGCCAACATATTAGCTGGTGCTAATATTAGCGCCATAGCCAACATTACAGGCAGTTATGTTTTTGGCAACGGTAGTGGATTAACTGGTGTTGTTGCTGTTAGTGGAGCCGCCACTAAATTACTCAACGGAACAAGTTTTGCTAATATTGCGTCACTTGACGGTAACATAACAATGGCTGTTGGTGGAACAGCAGTAGTCACAATTGACACCACCACTTTGTATGCAACCAATCTCAGTGCTACTGGAACAGTTCGTGGTGCTAATGTCACGACTGGTGGAGTTGTATCTGCAACTGGTAACATTACAGGCGGCAATTTGTTAACTGGTGGTTTAATATCTGCAACTGGTGGAATCACAGGTGCAAGTGTAACAGTATCAACTGGTAACATCAGCGGCGGCAATATCAACAACAACAACGGAAATGGCATAGGTAATATTGGAAGCTCATCTGTTTATTTTAACCGATTGTTTGCTACTGCTACCACAGCATTATACGCTGACGTTGCAGAACGCTTTGCCGCAGATGCAGTGCTTGATGCAGGTACTGTGGTTGAACTTGGCGGCTCGGCAGAAATTACCAAATCTCTCACAGAATTAAGCGACAAAGTATTTGGTGTGATAAGTACTAGAGCGGCCTACTTGATGAACGGCGGTGCCGGCGAGGACGACACACATCCGCCAGTTGCAATGACTGGACGTGTGCCGGTAAAAGTAATAGGTATCGTACACAAAGGCGACAGATTGGTCTCAGCAGGAAATGGTATTGCTAGAGCCGCACGACCTGGTGAAGCAAATGCTTTCAACGTGATTGGAAGAAGTCTGGTTGACAAACTCACCTCTGAATCTGCTACAATTGAAGCTATTGTGACTATCAAGAATTAATAGGAAAAACGATGACATATTCAAGTGGCGGACTAATACAAGCAACAGATTATAATGGATTTGTTAACGATACTGCTGGCGCTAATTTAAATGACGTTTGGGCCGCAGGCTCTAGCGACAAGGGTTGGGGACAAACCGCAGTTGCCACAGTAACTGGTGGCTCAAGTACAGTCACTGCCACACAATGGGCTAGTTTGGTTAACAACTTGTCTAGTGCCGGTAGTCAAACCAGTACTGTACTCACAGCAAGATCTGCACCCACAACAGGTCAAACAATTAATATTTTGGCAGCACTCAACACTGACTTGACCAGTGTCACAACCAACCGTGGCAACGCAGCGGCATCTGGAACTGCATACGGCACATTCTCAGGTACCACAAGTAAAACTACTGCTACCGGCTCTGGCACCAATGCTTGGACAATCACATTTACACACACAGTAACATTCCCAAGTGCTGACCAAGCACGTTATTTCTGGAACGCCGGTGGTATCGTGCGTGTACAGTACGGTAAGAGTTCAACGGGTACTGACAATGACGCGGACTGGAATCTTTTTGCTGGCAAATGCGGCTCAATCAATCTCACCGGCCGAGTAAACAGTGCCACCCAAACTATTGCAGGCCAGGCCTACACTGGTACCACACGCCTCGGCGGCACAGGCGAAACACAAACCACACTTGCTACCACAACAGGTTGGTACAATCTTACTGTTACACCTGCTACTATATTCCAGTTAAATGATACTGTGTCTCCCTACACAAATGATTATATTAGAACCACAGCCACAGCCACATCAAGCACTGTGTTGACCTTGGTCACAACCTGGGTTAGTAATGCCAGAGCGGCGGCAGGGCAAAGCACCAACATCACGGGCGGCACTGCTACAGCCAGTCCATCAACTACAATTTCGGGCACAGCACCAACCACTTTGGTCACATACCTTCCACCAGCCATAACTTACCTAAGCAACAGTTGGGGCACACCTACTATTGCCGCAAGCGTAGCCTAATCGGCCGACCTCTCTGGTAAAAGGTAGACTTTTACCTTTTTTTTCTGTATAATAACTCTATGAACACTGAAACTCTAGTAGCTCATGCACGGGCTAGATTTGACCATGCCACTGCTCGTCGCACTCTAAAAGAAAAATACGAAGCACGTATGCTGTTTGCCCACTCAGGTGGCATGTGGCGAGCTGGTCCTGAATTACAATGTGTGTTGTTGAGTTGTGCTCAAGACAAAGATGTTGTGTTGTTGGACTTGTACGAAACTCCTGTGCGTGTGAATGTGCCTGAACTGTATGCTCAAGCACATGGCCATTGGCAGGAACAAATGAACGCCTGGTTGATAGAATACGAAAAACTAAATCAAAACAGATGACCACAGGCGCACTAATATTTGCTTTCAACAACGAACAAACAGATTATATACGCATGGCTGCCTGGTGTGCTCGAAACGTAAAACGTCATTTAAAAATTCCAGTAGCCTTGGTCACAAACGACCAAACACAAGCAAAAAAATACAAATTTGATCAAATTATTGTTGCTGATGCAGAATCAGGCGGCACAAGACATTTTGAAGATTATGATTGTACAGTGACTTGGCACAATGCCGGTAGAACAGATGCGTATGCATTAACACCCTGGGATCAAACACTAGTACTAGATGCAGATTATGTTGTGGCCAGCAGTCAATTAAAAAATGTGCTAACAGCCAAACAAGATTTCCTAGCACATGGCTCAGCCTATGACATTGTGGCACAAGATGACTTTGTGGGCTTAAATCATTACGGAAATTATCGCATGCCCATGAGCTGGGCCACTGTTATGATGTTTCGTCGAAGTCTTCATGCAGAATTAATATTTGATTGTATGCGAATGATCAAGGCCAATTGGAAACACTATACCGATCTTTACCAAGTTCGTACTGCTACCTATAGAAATGACTATGCTTTGAGCATTGCTTTAAATATTGTGCATGGGCAAATGGGGCAACACCCTACAATACCCTGGAGCCTGGCTAGTTTGACACCGCAACACACAGTCACACGTATAGCACTAGATCAGTATCGTGTGGATTATACGGACCGTGAACAACGCCCTCGGTGGATAACATTGAAGAATCAAGATTTCCATGCCATGGGCAAGAAGCATTTGGAGAAAATAATTGAAACCAATTGACGAACAAGGCTACTTGATAGTGGCCACAAACACTGACTCTACCAACTATGTTGATTGCAGTCATCAACTGGCACAGAGTATAAAATACTGGCATCCTGATGCCAAAATCTGTTTGTTGACCAATTCAACAGAGAACCCTGCACCACACTTGTTTAATTATGTGCGTGAGTTTCCCTTGCCCACTGTGGCCAACGCTTATGCCAATGACTGTCAAGTGTTTCATGTTACTCCCTTTAGGGAAACTATCAAACTAGAAGCAGACATGATTGTGACCAGTCCTATTGATCACTGGTGGGACATGGCACGACATCGTGAGGTTGTGGTCAGTACAGGCTGTAGAGACTGGAAAGATCAACGTGCCAAGTCTAGACACTATCGCAAGGTATTTGATGCCAACGATTTACCGGATGTGTACAATGCTATCACATATTGGCGTTTGAGTTTAACAGCTAAAGAGTTTTTTGACACAGTGCAAGCCATATTTGAGAACTGGTCTCACTATCGTGCGTTATTGAAGTTTCCTGAAGATGTGCCAAGTACCGATGTGGTGTATGCCATTGCGGCCAAGATTGTGGGAGTAGAGAAATGCACCATGCCGTTTGCATCCTATCCCACAATTGTACACATGAAACGACATATCATGCATGCTCAACGTGAAGACTGGATGGAAGAGTTTGCGTGGGAATATCGAGACTATTTGCTACGCATCAACACTCAAGCCCAATGGGGTGCAGTACACTACAACCAAAAGAGGTTCCGAGTTGACGCCAGATGAATTTTGGGCAATCCTGCATGCAATGCCAGCCCCCGGACCGGTGTTGTTTCGCTTGTACTACAATATAGATGGGACACCAATTCATTATACCATGGAAGATTTACCAGGTACATACATCGACGTTAGCCCAGAAACATTTGCAATTGCTAGTATGAATGTTCGTGTACAGGATGGCAAATTAATTCAACTTGCAAATAAAACGACAACAAAGAAACTGGTGCCCAGCGATACAGGAACACCATGCCATCCTGACAATATGGCAATAGTGGTCACAGAGTTGGAGCCGCATCAAAGATGGAAGATAAAAACTTATGAAACAAATTGATATAGCAGACTTAGATTGTATTTTTTTAACATACGATGAACCACTACGTGAAGAGTTTTGGATCAAGATTAAAAACATGGTTCCTTGGGCGGTACGTGTAGATGGGATCAAAGGATCCGATGCCGCACACAAAGCCGCAGCCGCAGCCAGCAACACTGAACGTTTTATTTTGATTGATGGCGACAACATGCCTGACCCGGAGTTCTTCAACAAGACTCTGATATATTCTACCGAACAGCATGAACAGGCGGTATATCGCTGGAGGGCAAGAAATCACATCAACGGACTCATGTACGGCAATGGCGGGTTGAGTTCATGGACCAGGACATTTATCAACCGCATGCGAACTCACGAAGCCACAGATGGTAGAACAGAAACACAGGTAGAATTTTGTTTTGATCCCTTGTACTGGCCCATGTACGATTGCTATTCAAACACCTATCCCAATGGATCAGCGTTTCAAGCCTGGCGTGCCGGCTTCCGTGAAGGTGTCAAAATGTGTTTGCAACGTGGCACAAAACCCACTGTGGCTGAATTTAAAAATCAAGTATTACGCAATTTAGATCATATGACCATATGGCATAACGTAGGAACAGATGTTGACTACGGAGAATGGGCCATTGCTGGGTCGAGACAAGGCACATATATGACCATGCTGAGCAATTGGGACCATACTCTAGTACAAGACTTTGATGCCTTGGCAGAGTTATGGGAAACGGTTAAAGATTCACAACCTCGTATTTTGTCTAATCAACTGGGTCCTGAACTAGGTACACAACTAGACTTGCCAATGGCCATATTAGAAAGCGAACAAAGTGCATTTTTTAAATATCATTATCGTTCAAATTGGCACAATCGTGGCGTAATGCTTCGCGAGATAGATGTAATTAGACAGCAAGAGGGTTGGTAAATTTATGGCTGTGAAATACATTGTAGGCAGTCCAGGTCGCAGTGGTAGCATATTTGTTGCACTCACTATTGCAAAAAGTTTGGGAATTCGCGCAGTAATGAGCAATCAAGAACCAATGCCACAATCAAGCAATCTAATAGTATATCACAGCCATGATGCTCAACTGCAATTGAATTCTGACATCCCTGTCTTGCATGTTATGAGAAAAAATCTATACGCTGAAATTATTAGTGCAATGGTATGTGAGCAATATAATGAATGGGCATTCTACACCGGAAATAAACCACCATTTGTTGCTGATCTTGAAATGTTCGAACAAAAATATTTTTGGCACAAGTATTGGCACCAGGCTCATCGTGAATTAACGCATTATACCAATCGTAAGATTCTTGTGTTTGAAGATTTTATCGGTCACAGTGAAATATTATGTGATCAACTTGAAATTTCGCGGATAAAAATACAAACTAATAAAAATCTCTATTCTGAAAATAACATATTAAACGCCAATGAATTAAAAGAAAAATTTGATGAATTAGAATCAATGCCCCCACCGGCCACCTGGAAAGCACAAGAATGGAAAGATAACAGGGCAAAATGAATCAACAAAATAGTGATGTACCTGCAAATAATAAAAGTGTATTCATGGGTTCAGCCGAACAAATGGCTGATAAACTAGGGCCAGCATTATGTTTGGCCAAATGGAAACAAGTCTCTCTACACTTGCCCACAGGACTTAACAACAGTTGCTATCATCCGCCCTTGCATGCAATAAACCCTGTGGAAATCAAGTTTGATCCAAGTGCATTGCATAACACCACACATAAAAAAGCACAACGTCAATTGATGCTGAGTGGTCAACGTCCTACAGAATGCTCTTACTGCTGGAACATGGAAGATCAAGGCAAACTAAGCGATAGACACTATCGGTCAGGTGAGTCCTGGGCCGCTGTGGACTTTGAAAAGATAAAAAATTCCACCGGAGATGAAGATGATGTTATCCCTAGCTACGTTGAAGTTAATTTTAATCATGCTTGCAATTTATCTTGCAGTTATTGTAGCCCTCAATTTAGTTCCACCTGGCAGTCCGAAGTTGAACGACTGGGTGGATATCCTACTAGCAATACTCACAACAATCCCAGTCATTTTGTTGGTTCTAGGCGGCCTATACCTGTTAGGGACGCTAATCCTTACGTAGATGCATTTTGGGCATGGTGGCCGACGTTGTATCCACAACTAGAACACTTCCGTATGACTGGTGGTGAGCCACTCATGGACAAGAACACATATCAAGTGTTTGACTATGTGCTGGAGAACCCTAGTTCAAAATTGCACCTTGATGTCACCAGTAACTTCAGTGTAGAATCGGGATTATTCAATCAGTACATAAACAAAGTAAAACAGTTATGTGACGGACGCATTGAACACTTCATGCAGTATGTGAGTCTTGATTCTGGCATACCTGCACAGGCAGAATATATTCGTCATGGACTTGATTACATGAGAATGTCCGCTAATGTCGATCGCTACCTGACAGAAATACCCGGTCACAATAGTCTTACTTTTATAATCACCATGAACAATCTTTCAATCACAGGATTGAAACCTTTGTTGGGTTGGATATTGTTTTTACGCAGAACACACAGTCGCACATACCAACGTGTGTGGTTTGATACCCCAGTGTTGCGTGAACCAGCATGGCAAAGTTTGCAAATCATGCCAGAAAGTTATGTGGCCAAACTTGAAGAAGCCAAACAATTTATGTTGGCACACATGGAAGATCCACGATATCTACATTGCGGATTTAAAGACTACGAAGTAGCAAGACTAGACAGAGATATTGCTTGGATGCGTAGCAAACAGGACCAAGATCATTCAGTTGCACGGGCAGACTTTTATAGATTTTTTAACGAACATGATCACAGACGCAGTACAAATTTCTTAGAAACATTTCCAGAGATGAAGTCTTGGTGGGCAGAATGTGAGTATTATGCTAGGCAATCGTAAACTAATTTTAGATACTCATTGTGATATCTATCATATAATTAAGGATAAAGCTGATGCTATTTTTTGGAATTTTGCAGATCATGTAAATTCTAATCAACTGGTCCCCAATGCAATATATGTAATTGGGCGAGAGCAATTACAATTAAACGCAAAGACAATACGACAACTAGTCATAGATGATACTATTACGGTGATTTTTAGTAATCCCCATGAAGGATCTGCTACAATAAAAGGACACCTAATAGCCTATGGTGATTTATTAGATTTAGTTGAGTCTAGAAAAATATTGGTCATAACTGGTGGTGACCAAGAACCACAGTGGGATTATCTTCAATACGATATTTTTCTAACTTATATTTTAGACTACGCTGAAAATCGAGCAGTTATACAACAATACCAAAATTTATATAAAGCGGAAAAACCTTATAAATTTTTGTTTTTAAATGGTCGTGGTCGTCCGCACAGGAAATATCTACTAGAACGATTTCGTATATCGGGATTGTTGGATCAATCTATTTGGACTAATCTTGATTCAAGAGCCGGACCTCAATTGATGATACAGGAAAATAAATCAGTGTCATTTATAAATAAAAATGTAGATTTTGTTCAACAACCGCTGCCTGTAAAATTTTTAGACCCAAAATATGAAGTGGAATCTTATTCTCACTGTATTGAAAAATCTACAAAACAAGGATTTGTTAAGTCTGAGTTATTTAATAATACCTGGGGAGACATATACTTGCGAGCCGAACCATACGCTGATACGTATTTTAGTTTGGTAACAGAAACAGTATACATGTATCCTTACAGTTTTAGGACTGAAAAAACCTGGAAGCCAATATCAATTGGCCATCCTTTTGTAATAGCAGCCAATACAGGGTACTATCGAGATCTTCATAATTTAGGATTTCAAACATTTGGACATTTGATAGATGAAACATTTGATCAAATTGACGATAATCAACAACGTATTGAACGCACTGCTGAGGTAGTAGAAGATTTATGTCAACAAGACCTTGTAAAGTTTGCAGAAGAGTGTTATAATGTATGTAAATATAACCTAGAACATTTTGCAGAAATGAGTATTAACGTTCGAAAAGAATTCCCTGAACAATTCAAACAATTCATCAATGATCGATTTAGAATTTAAACAACAGGTGTTAGACACCAAGTCCCAAAGTTTTTGTGCGGCAAAATGGTACAATGCTACCATCTGGTTGGGCTCAGGCATGACCACAAGTTGCCACCACCCGCCGGCCCATTTGGTGGACCGTGATCAAGTCCGTGCCAACCCTAAGCTACTGCACAACACTGATCAAAAGAAAGATGACCGCCGCAAGATGATTGCAGGCGAACGTCCAGCTGGATGCGAATACTGCTGGAAGATTGAAGACATGGGACGTGATGCTATTAGCGACCGTGTGTACAAATCAAAGATATTTCCCATAGAGGCCTTGAATGATGCTTTCCACACTCCGCCAGAAGATGATGTTAATCTTCGAACCCTTGAAATTGCATTTGACCGCACTTGTCAATTTGCTTGTTCTTATTGCAACCCTGCTTTTAGTAGCACTTGGGTTAACGATATACGAAAGAATGGACCTTATGACCGACTTGTTAGTGACGGCAGGAACCATTTTACTCACACTCACGATAGTGCTCAACTTTATAAATTCGGTGAAACTAATCCGTATGTGGAGGCGTTCTTTGCCTGGTGGGAATCAGATCTCCACAGAACCTTACAAGAATTGAGAATAACCGGAGGTGAACCACTCATGTCAGGCTACACATGGAAGCTGATTGATTGGTTTAAACAAAACCAAGGCAAGAGCCAAACAAGACTAGCAATTAACTCAAATCTTGGCACAGACGTAGATATTGATAGATTATTGATCAGTGTAGATGGCATGGACATAGATTTGTATACTTCAAACGAAGCAATTAGTCTGCAAGCAGAATACATCCGTGATGGTCTTGTATGGGACGACTGGGCCAACAACGTAGAACGTTTGTTAGATTCAGGCAAGTTTCGTGGCATCCATGTCATGTGTACTGTCAATGCATTGTGCCTAGACAGTTTGGATCAATTGCTAGACTGTATTGCAAACTGGAAACTGGAATACGGTCGTGATGCTGTATCGTTTACATTAAACATACTACGATTTCCTAGTTTTCAATCACCCTTGGTATTACCTGATGAATTGCGTACACAATACCGATTCGGTCTAATAGATTTTATGGTACGACACAAAGGTCAATCTTATATGCATGAACACGAAATCAATCACCTATTGCGATTGATTGACTATTTGGATGTGGTAAAAACTCCGCACTCAGAAGCATTCGAAATGCCCAAATTGCTGAATGACTTTAAACAGTTTTATACACAGTATGACCAACGACGTGGCAAAGATTTTGGTCAAGCATTTCCTAATTTAAAAACCTGGTATAATTCCTTATGACTTTCCCAGCAAATCTTTCAGTAATAAAACAATGGAAAGAAAGAGTGCTTGACACCAAGAGCGAAAGTTTTTGTGGAGCCAAATGGTATCATTCAAGTATCTGGTTGTGGAGAGGATGGACTGCTAGTTGTCATCATAACCCACCTCATCAAATTAATCAATTAGAGATTGCCCAAACTCCTAGCGCATTACATAATACACCGAAAAAGATAAACGAACGTGCAATGATGCAACGTGGAGAGAGACCGCTAGATTGTCAGTATTGTTGGGCTGTGCAAGATATTGATCCCGAATTGGTAACCGACAGAGTTATATACAGTAAACCAATGGCAGAAAAAAATCTGCAATCAGCATTTGAAAATTCCCCCGATACACATGTAAATCCAACATATCTTGAATTGGGATTTGATAGCACCTGTAATCTAGCATGCAGTTATTGTTGTCCTGACATCAGCAGTTCCTGGATGCGCGACATAAAACAAAACGGTGTGTACCAAAATATTGTTACAGATGAGCGTAACCATTACACACTTGCTGGTAGTGATGGAGACAATTACAGTTATGGTGAAGAAAATCCCTATACTGAAGCATTTTTTAAATGGTGGGAAACTGATCTGCATCGGTCATTGAAGAATATACATATCACTGGTGGAGAGCCATTGATGAGTGGACATTTCTGGAAATTCTTAGATTGGTTAGAAAAGAACCCTAATAAAAGTAACGCAGGTATATCAATACAAACTAATCTAGCATATGATTCAAACACACTGAATAAATTTTTTAATAAAATTTCAAACATAAAATCAAATATTTCAATTTCTACCAGTGCCGAATCTGTTGGATCAAAAGCAGAATATGTTAGAGACGGATTAAATTGGGATCAATGGTGTTGTAATATTGATACACTGATTGATAACAAACGTATACGACGGGTGGTTATGATGTCTACAATAAGTGCATTATCATTGAATGGATTTGTAGAATTTTTAACTTGGTTAGTAGAAAAAAAGAAACAAACTAGTCGTACATATTTTAATTTGTACATTAGTTACGTGCGTTGGCCTACTTTTCAGAATGTCCTGGTATTACCGATAGAAAAAAGAAAACAGCATAGTGCTGAATTACAAAATTTTCTTGACGCTAATTATCAATGGTTTTCAGTAGTAGAACAAAATTTCATAAGCAGATTGATATCTTATCTTGTTGAAATACAAGTACCTCATCGAGGTAGTATAATTTCTGATGGTACACTAGAATTCAATGATCACAGTTTTGATCACAATGTTTCAGCAATGGAAAAAGATTTCAAAAGTTTCTTTTCACAGTACGATCAACGCCGAAACAAGAACTTTACGGCTACATTTTCCGATCTAAGAGAATGGTATGACTCAATATAATTATAACAGTGCCGATCTAGTAAAGCCAGTGGAGCTTACTGAGCGTGAAGATTTTTTACTAAAGGATTCAAAGACGTTTTGCATTTATCCATGGATACACTTGCATGCCTATCCCACTGGTGAAGCATACCCGTGTTGTCATGCTGAGATGGGCGTGGGACAAGTTGGCAATTGCCGTACTAACACACTAGAAGAAATCTGGCACAACGATGCCATGACAAAACTACGTAGTGGCATGCTGAGTGAAACTAAGAATGACACTTGTGGTCGCTGCTATGAACAAGAGGAATCCGGTTTCTTTTCAGGGCGTAAGAGTGCTAACAAGCATCACGGACACCATATAAAGAAATTAGACTCGACACCATTCGAAATGACCTATTGGGACATTCGATTTAGTAATTTGTGTAACTTAAAGTGTCGCTCATGTGGACACATTTTTAGTAGTCAGTGGTATCAGGATCAAGTAAAACTTGCAGGACCTGAGTGGAAGGCCCGCAATACAGTTCTTAACTATGCTGGCCGTACAGAAACAGACATGTGGGAACAGCTAGAACCACATTTAGACTATGTGGAGCAAATATACTTTGCTGGTGGTGAACCATTGTTGATGGAAGAACACTACAACATTCTTGATGAACTGGTACGTCGTGGTAGATTTGATGTGCGATTGATTTACAACACAAACTTCACGCACATGGACCTTAAAGGTCGTAGCGTATTTGAATACTGGAAACAATTTAAATCAGTAGCAGTTGGTGCTAGTTTGGACGCTATGGGACCAATAGCAGAGTACATACGCAAAGGTACAGATTGGGCCGTAGTAGAACAAAATCGTCGAGACATGATTGAGATATGCCCACAAGTTGATTTTTACATTAGTCCTACATTAAGCATTATGAATGTTTTGCATTTACCACAATTTCATCAGGCATGGGTAGAACAAGGATTGCTTAAACCGCAAGACTTAAATGTAAATATTTTACAAGATCCTGCACACTACAGGATTGATATTGCCCCCAGTGAATACAAAGAAAAACTTACTGTGAGATATTATGATCATCTCAAGTGGCTTGAATCAGTAGGTGACCCGCTGGGTCGTGCCACACAAGGATTTCAGTCGGCGATTCAATTTATGAACTCTACAGACAATACACACTTGATAGATACATTCTGGCGCAAGACACATGAACTAGATAGTATCCGTAATGAAAATATTTTAAATGTGATTCCCGAATTACAGGTATTAACATGAGTACCTGGACCGAGTTTTACAGCGAAATACGTGACCCTTCTTGGCCCAATTGCGACCGTGAAGAAGACTTTGCACTATTACCTGACGCAATACAAAAAGAGTGTCGAGAACAATTTGGATATGTGCCGGGTAGTTTTTACAAACAAAGCAAACTGCCCAATAAACGATTTCCTATTGTGACCGATACAGCATGTCAACTTAAATGGAACTGGAGCACCATTTATTTGACCACAGAAAAAACAGCCAGTTGCCATAGAACCAATCATCATTCTTTTGACACAGAATCTTTTGACTTTCACAATACGCCCAGCAAACTAGACGATCGCAAAAGAATGTTGGCTGGTGAGTGGCCAACTTTGGGGTGTAACTACTGTCAAGATATTGAAGCGTCTGATGGTGCCAGTGATCGCATAACAAACTTAGATTTCCCAGGTATGTATGCACCACCAGAATTAGACAACGACCCTACTGCTATTAGAGTTACTCCTAGAATTCTAGAAGTGTACTTTGATAACACCTGTAATCTAAAGTGTTTGTATTGTGGGCCGCATTTTAGCAGTTTATGGGATGCAGAAAACGTCAAGCATGGACTGCCAGCATTCAGAAAAAGCCCTAATATTGAACGCAACAAGTTAAAGTTATTCGATTGGTTAAAACAAAACGCATATACGCTCACTGTGTTTAACATCTTAGGCGGTGAGCCCTTGTATCAACCTGAACTAGAACAATGCCTTGAGTTATTTGAACAATATCCTGCTCCTGAACTCAAACTACAAATGTTCACTAACTTGAATGCTCGCTTACCTTACTTGAAACGCATAATTCAACGTGTACAAAAGTTAATTGATTCAAGACATATTAGAGAGTTTGAAATCACTGCCAGTCTAGACTGTTGGGGCGCATCCCAGGAATATGTACGGTTTCCTTTAAACTTAGAAGAATGGGAACAGAACTTTGAATACTTGTTAAGCGAACCATGGATAAATTTGATTATCAATTCAACTGTGACTCCGTTAACCGTAAAAACTCTACCAGACTTGTTACAAAAGATAAATGAATGGAATCAAACAAGAATAGTGTATCATTATCAAAATAGCGTTAACAATCCAAAATATATGTTTATAGACTTGTTTGGAGACATTTTTAAGGATGATTTTGAGCGTTCAATAAAACTAAAGCCCAATTGCACACCTGAACAGAAGGCCAGTCGGAATTACCTAATAGGCATAGCACAACAGAGTGCTCACGGTAGCCCTAAACCGACACAAATACGCCATTTGTATAATTTTTTAAATACTATGGATCGACGACGGCACACAAGTTGGCCCCGAACATTTCCCTGGCTAGTAGATCAATTTGCTCAATACAATTTAAAATTATGAACTTACCACACGATAAATTTTGCGTTCTTCCTTGGATCAGTCTTGAGGCCAGCCCTGTAGGTACTGTACGTCCATGCTGTCTGGCCGATGATGAGATTGTTGACAGTAATAGTGTTAAATTTAATTTAAAGTCTGCTAATTTTAAAGATATTCAAAACAGTGAATACATGTATCAATTGCGACAAGCATTTTTAGCAGGCAAGCAACCACAAACTTGTCGCAAGTGCTGGAACGAAGAACGTGCAGGACGTACAAGCAAACGCATGCACACATTGGATAGAATGAAACACATGGGCATTAGTTCGGAATGGACTCGGGATACCAAACCATTGATGTTCTTGGATTTGAAACTGGGTAATATTTGTAACTTGAAATGCCGTATATGTGGATCGTGGAGCTCGAGCCAATTTGCAAGTGAAGAGATTGCACAACTACCCGCTGAAGAGAAGAAAAAGTCATATGCCTATACCATGCTCAAAGCAGGTACATGGCCCCAAGAAAATGAATCATTCTGGGCCGAAATTGATGCGTGTTTAAATGACATACATTATATAGAATTCACAGGCGGCGAGCCGTTTATGATTCAGGAACATTTTACCATGCTTCGAGGTATTGTAGATCGCGGTATTGCACACCAAGTTGAAATACACTACAACACCAATGGCACACACTATCCTGAACACGCTGAGCATATTTGGAAGCATTTTAAAACAGTAGAAATAGCATTCAGTCTCGACGATGTAGACGAACGTTTTGAATATCAACGTACAAATGCTGTATGGACAGAAGTGTGTGCTAACCTAGATCGCTTTAGAGACTTAAAAGAAATATACCCTAACATCGAACTACAAGTATGCACCACAGTGAATATCTTTAATGTGCGATATCTTGGAGATATTGCTCATTGGTTAGAACAAAACCAAAAGAGCTTTAATTTTGTATACTGGAACATGATGCACGATGCCTGGTACTTCTCTATTGCGTGTTTGCCCGATTCAGCTAAACATGCTATTAGTGAATATTTAGACTCAATTGAAACTTGTTACAGAAATGATTTTGATCGTATACGTGAATTTATGAATCGTGGAGCATCAACTGATGGCTTTATGACACGCATGAAAATAGCGGATCTAGATCGCAAGCGTAACCAAAACTTTACTGTATACTGCCCTGAAATGGCACAATTATTAAATTATGAATTTACCGGCTAAACTAGCGTTGTGCGTTACTCCTGATGATTACACTGTGTTTTCAGGTCCTGATTGGCCTAGTTATACAGATTACCTTAAAGGCGAGTGGGGCAACAAAACAGATATTTGTGAAGAGATTCGGGGCTTTACAGATAAATTTCTAGAACAAGGCACAAAATTTCCTATACGTACTGCTACTGCTTGCCAATCTAAATGGACATGGAGTACAATATTTCTCAATACGTTGAGCACAGCTAGTTGTCATAGAGTAGAACCGTTTAAATTTACCCTTGACGATTTTGATAATTTTCACAACACACCCGAAAAGATTACTGCTAGAGAAAAGATGCTCAAAGGTGAATGGCCAGGACTGGGTTGTGAATATTGTAAAAATATTGAATCAGCAGGCGGGCACAGTGATAGATTACACAACTTAGAAATACGCGGACTTACTCCTCCAGAAGTAGAACTAGATCCTACTGCCACACATGTGAGTCCCAAAATAGTAGAAATTTTTGCACAGAACACTTGTAATCTTGCTTGTGTGTATTGTAGCAGTACTGCCAGCAGTAAAATTGAACAAGAGAATGTCAAGCACGGGCCCTTTAATAAAAATGGAGTTAGAATCCAAGTAGAACGTCCCAGTATACTTGCACCAAAATACTTTGATCGTTGGATCGCGTGGTTAGATAAAAACATACAGAGCCTGGTGCGATTACACTTGCTAGGCGGAGAAACATTTATTCAGCATGAATTAATGACTCGGGTACTAGATATTATTGAAAAACGGCCCAGCCCTAACTTGGAATTTTGCATATTTTCAAACTTAAATGTTCCAGACAAGTACTGGACAATGTATATTGAGCGCATTCGCAAACTACAACAACAGGGACATATACAAGTATTTGATCTAACTGCCAGCATAGATTGTTGGGGACCGGAACAAGAGTATGTACGCTCAGGATTAAATCTAGATCGATTTGAACAACGATTTGCTTGGGCAAGTGAACAAGGTGCATGGATGCGATTAAATGCCAATCAAACAGTAACAGCGCAGACCGTGCGCACAATGCCCGAATTAATTAAAAAAATCGATCAATACAGCCAGCACAAAAATATCGGCCATTATTTTCAATTTTACACAGGGCCGCCGACACAGATGTTTCAACATCCACAAACATTTGCCTGGAGCATGTGGGCCAACGACTTTGATCGCATATTTACAGCAATGCCACAGCGTACACTAGAACAACATGAAGCTATTCTACGTATGCAAGGATTACAAGCACAGTTACAACAGCAGAAACAACATAATTGGACTGACATACGTAGGTTACATACATATCTAGACGAAATAGATCGTCGACGAGGAACTAATTGGCGCAGCCTTTTTTCATATTTAGATATTCATGAATAAACCCGATACACTCTGCATGGCACCGTGGACTCACACTTACCTCTCTCCTCAAACTGAGCGTAGAATGTGTTGTGCATCGCGCGAGCCAGCACAAAGTTTTGAGCAGTATATAGATACCAGCACAGGTACAGGAACATATACACCAATGACACTAGAACAACATTGGAATAGTGAACACATGCAGAGTGTACGTCGTCGTATGATGGCCGGCGAATCATTGCCCGAGTGCGAAGTGTGTAACGACAAGTTGTTGAATACTAATGTGTATAGAAGTTATTTCAATCAGTTGTTTGGTCACAAGTATGATGATGCAATAAAAGCAACTGATTCAACAGGGCATACCACAATGAAGCCGGTGAGTTGGGATTACAGATTTAGTAACTTGTGTAATTTCAAATGTCGTATGTGTGGAGACATGTTGTCTAGTGCCTGGGAAACAGAACAACGCCAGCATGACATGATTGACTTGAACAATCCCAAAAACAATTGGATGCAACCTGCGGTACGACAGCAGATATCGCAATTCCAAGACACACAAATTGAGGCAGAGTTTGCTGACGCAGTAGAACAGCATCGTGTGGAAGAAGTATATTGGGTAGGTGGCGAACCACTCATGTATGAACAACACTGGCGGTACATGCAACGTATAATCGAATTAGGAGATGGGCCACGTGTTTATGCTAGATATAATACTAATCTTAGCCGTGTTGAGTTTGGCAATAGAAATCTTTATAAAAATATTTTATTGGGCTTACGAGATTGGCAAATCTGTGCCAGCCTTGATGGAACAGGCACGACAGGAGAGTACATAAGAACAGGGCTTTCTTATAGTACATTTGTAAAAAACTTTCGTGAAGGATTGGCAATTGCTACCAATCCTAGGCAGATGCGATTGGACTTTACACTCACACTTCCGGGCATGACTGAGGTAGATAACATGAATGCATTAGCCACAGAATTGGGGGTGCAAATGCTGGCCAAAGTTGTATTCAGTTTCAGTCCAGATATTGTTATGAGTCCACTAGCATTGCCTAGACACTTATTAGATCCGTGGGTTGACGAGTTAGCAGGCCGCTCCGCAGGCGCAATGCGTGATGTACTGTTACAATTAAAGAAACGTCCGACATTTGAAGAACAATGGCCGGATACATATCACGCAGGGCTTGCAAAAGGCCGGGCTCGTGTGTTAAAATTAGAACAGATACGTACACAAAGTACAACAATGACAGACATCCTGGCACAGAGACCAGAAGTATTAGAATGGTGGAACCAAATTGCTTGATCATATAGAAATAGACTTACGCGGTCCGGACAATGTGTTGACCGTGCATATTGACGTAGAAGACAATAGCTTGTCACGTAAGTGGCTAACGGCATTAAACGGAATTATTCGTGATGATTTGCACCTAGAAAAAAATTACTGTTTTTTAGGATTTCCTGAATCAGAACGTACTGTTGATTATCTTTGTACCCAAATGAATCGTGCGGTCGTGGCTATTAATAATGCTAATCTAGGATATATCATACGTGATTGGTTTAGTCCCTCAAACACAATTATAGCCAATGGTGATGTTGATCATGACCACATGAATCAACTGCATAGATATTTTGAAGATTTACAAGGTGTATCGGGTGCAATGAGTCCGTATTACACAGCCGCAGATGATTACACACGCTGGCACATACGCCAATTGAATTTGTTGTGCCACGAATACGAAAGCCTAGTGTTGAGTCTAAGAAAACAACGTGAAGCACCTGAGTGGCAAAGACCCAGTCAACTCATGTGTTGGCTAAACGCACCAAGATTTGTATTAGGCAAAGAAGATTACGAATTTTTTGGTATAGAAACAATTAACAGGAAATTAGGCGGAGTCTACGTGGGCGTAAATAAAGCAATTGGCAAAGCACACTGGGAAGTATTTAACGACGAAGGTCGAAGCATCGTCGAATTAGTGACCACCAGCATGCGCAGTCAAACCGAAGCCGCTGGAGACTTTGATATTGAATGGGCAAACAATCCTGGCACATTTCCTTGGCAAATTAAAAAACTTGCCGAATTTAAACAATGGTTGATAGACAACGGGTTTGACCCAGCAGATAAATCATTGACAATCGGGCATCCACAAGTAGCACAGGTAGATTTAAAACGTAGTTTTGGTACTACAGATTATCGTGCGATATGGAAGCAATTAGACTCTCATCAGGATGTGTATAGAATAAGTACGAGTTGGGGAGAAACTATATATAACTATCAATGGAACGATACAGACTATGCGGAACAACAAATTAGGAGATTGAAATGAATTGGATTAGAAGAATTTGGGATAGGATCATTTTAGAAATACGTTATCGTAAAAAATTAAAAGAACTACGCAAACGAGATCCTTTCATTTACAAATGAACATACTTGGTATTAGTGCTGGATTTCATGATGCAGCAGCCACCATAATCGATTGTCGTGGCGATATACTATTTGCTGGACACAGTGAACGTTACAGCAAAATTAAAAACGATGCTAATATTTGTCAAGGACTAGTAGAAGAGCTCTATGACCAAGAAATAGATACAATTGCTTATTATGAACGTCCTTGGTCAAAACAACTGCGCCAACTGTATGCAGGACAAGGGCTAGAGTGGGATAAGTTAACAGTCCGGCAAATACTACAAAAACAAATACCCGGCTTGATATTTCCGCATTTAAAGATTAAAAATTACAATCATCACCTATCGCATGCGGCAGCAGGTTTTCAAACAAGCCCATTTGATCGTGCCACAGTAGTAGTAATTGATGCAATAGGTGAATGGGACACAATATCAATATGGGGTGCAGAATATGATTCAAAGGGCATGGCAAAGTATCGTCGATTATGGACTCAAGTTTATCCACACTCCATTGGGTTGTTTTATAGTGCAATTACTCAGCGTGTTGGCCTACACCCACTAGACGAAGAATACATCACCATGGGCATGGCTGCCTGGGGTCGCAATCACTGGTACCAAGCTATGAACATGTCAGTTGTACAAGATCTCAAACAAATAAAGTTTAAGAATAATCTACACACAGGATTTGATAGTGATTTTTTATCTAGTGCCACCAACGAAGACATTGCGGCTGCGGCACAATTAGTAACAGAAGATCTCATACGTGAAGTAATGCTTCGTGCTCAACAATTCAACTTTAGTGAAAATTTGGTATATATGGGTGGGGTGGCACTGAATTGCACCGCTAATCGTTTCTTAGGAGAATACTTTGATAGACTTTGGATTATGCCTTGTCCTGGTGATGCTGGTAGTAGCCTTGGTGCTGCCGCCTTGGCTTACGGCCATCGTGTTAATTGGAGGGACGCTTACCTTGGTCATAACATTGACGGGCCTTATCCTGTTAACGCCGTTTTGGATTATCTTGTTAGCGACGGCATTGTTGGTGTTGCTAGTGGCAGGGCCGAGTTCGGACCCAGGGCCCTAGGCAACAGAAGTTTGTTAGCCGACCCACGTGGGCACAATATAAAGGAACGAGTAAATGACATCAAACGTAGACAACAATTCAGACCCTTTGCGCCAGTTGTTTTGGAGGAGTTGGCTGATAGTTACTTTGATATGCCTAGTGGCTGGAGTAACAGTAGGTATATGCAGTCAGTCGCTCGTTGCAGGATTCCTGAGTTATTTCCTGCTATCATTCATATTGATGGTACTAGTAGGGTACAGACTGTTCCTAAAGATGGATCGGGAATTAGAGAACTCCTTGAAAAGTGGTTTGTAATGACTGGGTGTCCCATGTTGCTCAACACCAGTCTGAACATACGTGGTGAGCCCATGGTTAACAACAGAACAGATGCAGATAGATTTGAACAGTTGTATAGTGTAAAAGTTTGTTCATGAATAGAGTATTCCCAATCAAATCCGACACAGCATGTTTATTAAAATGGGCATGGAGCACAGTTTATCTTGGACAAGGCACCAGTAGTAGTTGTCATCGAACAGATCAAGCAAAAATTCCTGTGGATAATTTTGCAAGTTTTCATAATCTTCCCAACAAAATAGCCGCACGTGAAATGATGAAAAATAGTGAGTGGCCACAAGGTGGATGTCAGTACTGTGAAAAAATTGAAACTGCTGGTGGCATGAGTGATCGTCAGTATCAACTGCATGCTGGACATGAAAAAGATCGTACTCCTATAGAGTTGTTGGTTGATCCAGATGCAGTGGAAGTTGTACCAACTATACTAGAAGTTTATTTTAATAACACTTGTAACATGGCATGTTTGTATTGTGGCAGCCATTTTTCAAGTAAATGGGAAGAAGAAAACAAGAGATTTGGTGTGTTTAAAAAAGGTAATGTAAATTTTGGGCACAATCAAACATGGAATCCCAACTATGATCGTATGCTGGCAGATTTTTGGAAATACCTTGAAGAAAAAGATCGATACAAACACATACGATATTATCAAATACTAGGAGGAGAGCCGTTCTTTCAAAAGGAGTTTGACATCAGTATAGACTTTTGGGAAGCACATCCTAATCCCGAGTTGACATTTAATATTATTACCAACCTCAAAGTTCCCCCTAAAAAGTTTCGTCAATACATAGATCGATTTGGCACAATGGTTGAGAATGGTGCATTAAAACGTTTGCAAATTACAGGGTCAATAGATGCATGGGGACCGCAACAAGAATACGTGCGATGGGGATTGGACTTAGAAGAGTGGCAAGAAAATTGGGAATATTTACTAGACAAAAACTGGATTGTGATGTGTGTTAATACTGCTATTTCTGCACTAACAATTAAAACATTACCAGAACTAATAGAGCGAATTAAAATTTGGAATGGTCTACGTAATCATCGGAATGATATTAATTTTAGTTTTATGAGTGTTATGACTCCTCCCGAAATGGTTCCAGATATTTTCGGAGCAGGAGTTTTTAATGAAGATTTTGAACGTATTATAGCCGCAATGCCTGCAACTAAACCTTCGGAACTAAGTGCAATAGAGCACATGCAAGGAATTATAAAACAGATACAATCTGGACCTCGAAATCAGACACGCATTGATGATTTAAAAGTTTATTTGACTGAAATAGATCGACGCAGGGGAACCGACTGGCGCTCACTGTTTCCTTGGTTAAATCAGGAGTGGAAATAACATGTACTTTCATCACAACAACCGTCTTGCTTGGATATCTATTGCCAAAAACGCCTGCACCACTTGGCAGCATGTATTTGACAATCTAGGATGGATCAAAGAAGATCTATTCAGACCCACTGTAGACCTTACACAATTAAAGTTTTTTGGATTGTTGCGCGACCCCCAAGCACGACATACCATGGGAGTGGTAGAATATCTGTGTAGAACTGATCAACGAGAATTGCTTGACAATCCTGGTGTTAACAAGTTGTTTGTCAGTGCAGTGTTTGACGAACACAGTTATAGTGTTAGTCAAATGATTCCTGCCAACGTACTAGATCGAACTACTTTTTTTATTATAGATCAAAGCTATTACAAATATGAACAACTAGTAAAAAATTTTTTAAATGCGCACGGAGTTCAAATCACACAAGATATACCGCGACTATGGACAGCAGGCGAAGATAAAAAGGCAATGAGAATACAATTAGATGATCTTAAACTACAACACCCAATGCTGATCAGATATTTGACAAAAAACTTCCTAGGCCAGGATATAAAATTGTATCAAAAACACCTGCACATCCAACCAACTTGGCATCGTCCAGGCGACCCTAAACCCTAGCAAAATCAAGTGGCAGGCTTGAACCCCAGCCCGCTTTAGGATACATGGCATGAACTCTACGCAGTTCTTGTACAGCAAACAAATGGTCTGGATGTTCAGAATTGCCTATCACATCCTGATCTGCAAACTCTGCCCACGTGCCCCAATCTTCCAGTCGAGTGATGTTTGGCCAGTAACCAAATTGTTCGGCCAGCCTCAGAAAGTTTTCTAGATCGGACCAATTGGCCTGTTGTAGCACAAAGTTCAATGACACATTGCGACCTAGTGGTTTGAGCCATTGTAAATTACGCATCAACACATCAAACCGTCCGGGTCTGCGAACGTTTTCATACACCTGCTCACTGCCTGCATCAATGCTCAACATAAACTGATCTATGCTGTTTAATACAGTACTATCCGCAAGTTGTTTTTCCAATAACAATCCGTTGGTAAATAATCTAATGCGTTGATTGGGGCTAGGACGAAATTGCTTTATTAATGGTCTCATGATAGCACTTGCCAATGGATCACCATTGCCACTCATGACGATGCGTATGGGCTGATCAAACTTTTCTAACAACGCAACCACATGTTTAACTTCCGTAAGTCTACGTTCATATAATTCACCATCTGCAATCATTATACTGTCTTTGCGACAACTTGGGCAGGCTAAATTGCAACTGGGATCAATGTTGATATAGATAGTATATTCGTCTAGTATATTGTTGTTGTGTATTATACCGCAACGATCTACTGCACAATGTGTAAACTTCTTGTCGTTGATATCTTGTTGTAGGTATTGCGCTGTAGGAGATTGCCAAACTGCTTTTAATGAATCAAAGTCGGTTATCCGACCAACACTGACGGGTAACCATGCTTCGCATTGACACACAAAGCAATTACCAGCATGATCGATCACTAGAGTTCGGCTGGGCCAATTGCAACTATTGTCAATCTTAAGTTTTAAGTCTTGATTGCGTGGTATTTGTGTGTAACTGTGTTGATTGGCAATTGGAATAACAAGCGATGTCATGTGGCCCTTGAAGAAGCAATTTTGGATTTTGTTGTTAACGTTTTTGGACCACAGTTATTATTGCATACAAGTAGTTTACCCTCAACACTAAATTTATACAGCATTATAGATATGTTTCTAATCCACCACGACGGCGGATGTCTTGTGTGCAACATGAGATGCCACCGTCCCAGAAGTAACTGTGACGCAGTTCGCTAATGATAGGCTCTATTTTGTGTTTACGGCAATAGTCAAACACTTCCTTGTTGAATGCTGAAAAGATAACGTGTGATTCGTCTAGTACAAGGCAGTTGACATCAAACACAGTTTCAGCAACAAAGCCAGTCCACTTGGTTAGGTATGTGTTTACAAACTCTGTAAACTCTGCGGTAGGTGTTTGCCCTTGCACATACCAAGCACCTGGTGATTGTTCATACTTGAATTTGCCAACCTCCATAGCAGCCCAGATACTTGAATCCCATATCTTGCATACGTCCCATCCAGGAAAGTCTTTTGCTAGGTCCAAGTTAACATCATGTTTGCTTGATAGGATAACACCGGGTTTGAGTATGGCAAACACAGCATCGCCATGGCCATCAGTGACGGCTTCATGCACACGATATTCAGAGCCTAATACATTGTTTACAATCCATGCTGTTTGATCTGGACGTAAAAAGTCTGAGTTGTCAAAGAATACATCACGACCCACACGCACAATACAACTTGCTGACGCTTGGTTAAGGATACAGTTTTCATCCCAACCTGTGGGACCATGTGGATTAACAACGACACCACCTTGTGACTCGTATTCTTGGCACAAGCCATCAAGTTCTTGTATTGCTAATACTCGCAATAATTTGTCACCAAGTGTAATTTGCCAATCTCTTGGAGTAAGAGGAGGAAGCGGTGCACCATGACCACACATTTGTTCTTTAATAAATTTGTCACGGTTGGGCAAGGCAGGACGACGTACTCGAGCACCAAACTTTTCTATTGTATTCTGTAAGTTAGCAAGGTCTTCTTCAGTCTCAGCAAGAATTTGCTGAAGCTGATTGCGCACTTGTGCGTTTTCTATGAAGTCAAAGTAATCAGGACTGTACGCACGGCCGACTATGACTTCGTCAAGTGGTTGCCAACTGGTATAAGAATTAATAGGGTTCATTTAACTGCTCGAGTAGGATATTTAAGCGGTCTGTCTTGGCGGCAAGAAATAACCGTTGGTTGTGTTCTATGTCTGCTGTTGCACGTTCAAACAGCGCAGGCAAGTCAGTGGAGGCTTGTGCGATAGCCGACTTCAATCGAATCCATCTTTGAGTATTGTCAGTTTCGAGATCGTAACTGTTGTCTAGTATGCCATCAAACACACAATATCCAAGTTCTCTTAAGGTTTGTAAACTGCCAGCACAGCCTGCTACAAAAAACATTTGCCCGTGTTTGATAGGCTTGAATGTTTTTTCTGTTAGGAATGAACCACCTGATTGATCGGCATCCCAGTGTGTTTCTATCACAATGTTGCAATAACTGTCAGTGTGGTATTTGCTTTCGGTTTGTGAATGATCGTTACGTTGTGCATTGTCAAGGGTGTCACTCAAGTAAGGTCCATAAGTTAAAAACTTCACAGTTTCCATGTGCATGCCAATGGTATCTATTTCTATAGGATTATCAGCATGCAATTCTATTTTTTCAGGACGTTCACAATAACTCCAGTAACTGTTGAGCAATAGATTGTTGCGAAATAAATCAGCTATTATAGTGGCACGCCAACTTTTGTGTAGTCGTACCAATGCAGTAAAGTCTCGAGACCTTGGTTGTGTGTGTACAGGCAATGCAGTTTCGTGTCGATTGCGTTGATAGTACCATAGCTCAAAGTCAGGAAAATAAAAAAATCCTGGAATGTTTTTAGCGGCAGTATTACCACTCACAAACACATAACTATCAGCGGCTAGATCATGATGTACCACAAGTTCATCTAGTCGCTGTTTGATACGAGCAGGATTATCACCTTCATGATAGTAAAACAACACACGTATACTACGCATCCACACTTGTGTGAGTATTTCATCGGGAATTAAATCAAAGTAATCTACATCAAAGTTAAAAAATCCTATGCCCACAGCATAGTAGGTGTTGTTGGGCAGGTAAGTGTTGATGCGTTGAATGTTTATTCTACCGCCATGATGTTCGCAGTATTCTTGTAGCCTTAACGGCACAGTATTCGGCCAATGACGTTCAAACTCCCGCCAGCCTTGTGTGTAGGGAATAGCGTTCCACGTGGCACCTGCAGGATACAACTTACCTTGTACCACACGATCACTGATTAGATTCAATTCCATTCAACATCTCCTGTAGTTCCATCCACAGCACGGCTTCAAACCCGCCGTTATAAAAATGATTCCAGTTGTGCTTTATGACTTCTTGTGCTTGATTAAACAGGTCTTGTTTGGCCTCAACTGGCAATTCATCTAGACTACGCAATAAACTGGCAATGCGTTTGATACGCACTTCATCTTGCTCAAGGTCGTAACTCTCATCCCATATGCCTTCAAATGTGCGGAAGCCATAACTACGCAAATATTCTAAACTGCCACGAGTTCCTACAATCACAAACGGCATTCCTAGTGCTATGGGCTTGAATGTTTTTTCTGTCAAGTGATGTCTACGTCCTGTGTACACAGTTTCGGTAATCAAGTACAATAAACTTTCTGCAGACTCATTAAACAAGCTCAACCAACACGAGTGCATGGGATGATCAGTTTCGCCTGCAAAGTTGATTGGCAACTGTTGTTCAGCAAACACAGATTCTATGTCAGGATACTTGGATATTAAAGGTTTTACAGCATCGTAGATACTTATGTTTTCCGCAGGACATATAACAGGGCAACTGATGTGATTGTCAAGCATGCGATTTTTAAATATATGATACAACATTTCTAATCGATGTCTTCGCTCACCCGCAACAATACGATTAGGTGCAATAAAAGTTCTAGTTATTTTGCGTTGATTAAGTGGTGGTATCAAAAATGTTCTATCATAACCACGATACCAATCCAGTGCAGCCCAACCATGGAAGAAATAATAATAATTTTTCCAATTATCTTCCGACCATAATTAATCTACATTATCACTATTTTTTTCACTAGTACATATTGCTCCAAATCCTCTAAGTTTAGGATAATGCCGATGGGTAATATCATATGTATATTCCCTAACACGATCAAAAGTAGCCATGTGTATGTTCAAATGAATTGGCTCTTGGTCAAAAAAGAATATATAATTGTGTTCATGCGCATCATCTCTACCATATGTAATTACGCTATCCGGATCACTCCGGCCAAACGGATCACAAGCAAGAATTCGGAAACCAGGAATATTTTTTCTAATCCAAGGCCAGAATGTGTTGTTATAAATTTCATCTATTCTAATCATGTTTGACGTTTTCTATTTGGGAATTAAACCTAACCAATTTGCACATGAACGTGCGGCGGATAGTATTGAGCATGCACAAAAATTATGCCGTACAAGGTATTTTTGGTGTATCACATACTTATGTGATTATAGCACATTCAACTGGGATTTTCAACCTGTGCCGTGGCAAAGCGAGTACACGCATACTTGGCCTAGTCAACATCATGAGTATTCGGGCACATATCTTGTGCCACGATCTGGAGAGATCAAATATCACTTTCACAAAAAAGTTATTCCTAACAAATGTAATCTAGACAATTTTAATACATTAATAAATGGAATAGATTTTGATTACTCTTGGGCACCGCATCCGCATGATCCACCTTACATATATGTGTTTGGTAATCAGTGGTGGTCAGCAGAAAAAATGCCCACAGTGGAATACACAGTAGCAGGTGCAACACAACACAAGTACATGGATAGACCGCAAGCAAAACTACAACCACAGCACAACAATTGTTGGCACATGCTGGTAAATTGTGAATGGGACTATTCATGGGTTCCTGACCCAGGGGATTCTCCTTACATCCATGTGTTCGGCAATCAGCATTGGTCAGGGGAAAAAATGCCTACGGTAGAATATCACGTGCCCGGTGCTACAGAACGCAAGTATGTGAGGTGGCCAACGGCTAAACTATTACCTGATCGTTTCAGATGGGTTATCCCTGACACTATTGATCCTGCCAGTGTAGATTATTCGTGGGTTCCCGACCCAGGAGATCCACCATACACGTATCAATTCGGAACACAATGGCAACGTACCGGAGGACCTGTATATACTGTGCCCGGTGCTACAGAAATAAAATATATAAACCGGCCGCGATGTGTCAAGATCAGTATTGACAATAATTGGAGCATACCAGATGGTGTTGATACAACTAGTTTTGACTGGTCATGGCACCCCGATGCCACAGAGCCGCCATATATCTATCAGTTTGGTACACAATGGCAACGTACCGGAGGACCTGTATATACTGTGCCCGGTGCTACAGAAATAAAATATGTCGAACAAATAAAAATCAAAGTTGATTCAACATCAGCCGTGATTGTGGAAATTGATCATTTGGATGGCAATGCTGGGCAAATACCCAACACAACAAAATGTGTTAGATACTTTGACAACTACAGAGATACACTGATACGTCTAGCAAACAACTTGTTAGACAAACACGAATTTGTTTGGGTGTGTAGCAGTATTTGTGATTACAGCAAATTTGATTTTTCGTGGCATCCTGAACAATGGCAAGCTACAATGTTGCATGTGTTTGCTAGTGACGGAGAAAAATTTGGCGATACTTTTTATATGCATGTACCCACCTTTGCTGAATATGCAGAGCGCAAGTCCTTGTTGGAATGGTATGATGTAAACTTTGTCACAACCAGTGTGCCACGACGTCCTGTGCCTGTTATTCGACATGATTTTGATAGCCAAGCAGAAGCAGTTCGCACACTGGACTGGGCAGGACCATTGGCCCTGTTTACCAATACTGACTATGTGTCGGGCAACTTGGTAACGGTACCGTTATGGAGAGAAAACGTCAAGACCGTTGTGCCTCTCAGTTCAGGTGCTACTAGTGTAATTGTACCCAAGACCGCTGTCCCCTACGTCAAGACACAGTTGTACGATTATGCCTACATAGACAAAACACATCGGGTGCTGAAAGATCAGCCTCTGGATATTGTGTTCATTGACAATGGTGAACGTGATGCTGACAGTAACTTTACACACCTCAATAGTGCAACATACAATTTACCAAATAGATTACATCGAAGTTCCGGCGTGAATGGTCGTGTGGCCGCATACCAAGCAGCCGCCAACATGTCTGAAACTCCTTGGTTCTTTGCGGTGTTTGCTAAATTGCGAGTTGATCAACATTTTGATTGGTCATGGCAATCTGATCGTATGCAACAGGCCAAGCACTATATTTTTCATGCTGGTAATCCTGTGAATGGTTTGGTATATGGTCATCAGGCCATGATCGCTTACAATCGGCAATTGGTGAGAGAGAACACAGGTACAGGACTAGATTTTACACTAGACCAAGCACATGAAGTTGTACCCATTTTCAGCGGCACAGCCATGTATGCTGAATCGCCTTGGATGGCCTGGCGAACCGCTTTCCGTGAAGCACTTAAATTACGTGCAAGTTTGCCTGACGTGGAAAATGAATATAGACTAAATGCATGGTTGAAGGAAGACTCCGGTACTATTGCCAATGGGCATTGGAGTTCAAAAGGTGCGGCGGATGCTGTGGATTATTATGAAGAGGTTGGTGGAGACTTTGAGGCACTCAAGAAAAGTTACGAGTGGCCCTGGTTGGCTAGTTATGCGTTTATGCGGCGCAGTCTAACAACTGATTAATAAGTCATCTCAACCTACTGAGATGCTGTTGAACTATTTTATACACCTGTTGTGTATTAGTTGGATACAATTCTTGTTCACTCAGTAGATCATTATTGTATAATTTACACATCCTAGATAGATTGTAATTGATCCAAGCTTCTTCAAGTACTGTGCAATCTATCGTTTTATCAGCGTTAGCAAATATATCTGCTAATAGTTGATTGCATTTAAGGCATGATTGCCACCCTTGGTTCCTGGCAATGAACTCAGTCCAAAGTGTGTATAACGATTGATCAGGAAAAAATGTTTGATTCAAAAAATTTGCCAAGGAAGTTAGTTCAGCACAAAAATTTTTAAACGAAAAAAATGATTCAATTTTAAATTCAAACACTGGGGCTAATGTTGGCAAAAAATTAGCGTAGTAGTTGGCATATTTTTCTCGCTCATCAAATTTGCTATAAAAAATTTTTCTGAGTTCTATTTTATTATTTCTAATAGAGTCAGGTATTTTTAGGATTTGTTTTTTAAATCCTAGATCTCCAGCTTTGAACATTACATTAGTAAATGCTATAAAAAATATATTGTCATCACGCTGATCTAGTACAATTCTAATAACTTGATCTTTGTCATCAATGTTTAACTTATAAATTGGTTCTGAAAAATGCCCGCATTCAATTATTCGATTGTTAAAATAACTAACGTCAGGGTTATGCGCAGAGTATGTAGGAGGTTTAAAAATATTACGTTGGCTTGGAGTAGTTTGCATGATGTAAACGTTGCTCACATATTCTAAAAAATGCCCATGTGTACTACCATGAAAATCTATTTTGATCATACAACATCCAGCAATTGATCAATGATGTATTCTACTTCCATGTCGCTAAGTTCAGGATATAGTGGAAGACTTAAACAACGTCTGCTTAAGGATGATGCTGGACTTAGCAACGTACCAGGATTGTCTAGGTGCTGATAAGCAGGCAATTCATGCAAGGGTTCTGCATAATGTATTTTTGTTTCTATTTTGCGCAAGGTAAGATTACGTTGCATGATATTTCTGTTGTCTGCTTCAATCACAAACTTGTGATAGCAGTGTGATTCAAAGTTTGAATCATCGATTAACGTTCTTACGCCAGTCTTCTTTAAGCGTTCAATCCAGTGTGAGGCAATCTCTCCTCTACGTTTTTGCCATTGATTGATGTATTTGGTTTTGACCATCATCTGAGCACAATCTATTTCGCTCATTCTTGAATTAGTACCAACTTCACTGTGTCGTGTGTGCTTTCCGTTGTTGATCCAGTCTCTTGCATAATCTAATAATTTACGATCATCACTGACCACAGCACCACCATTGCCATAGTTAGCAAAGTTCTTTGTGGGATCAAAACTGATAGCAGTGGCCTCTCCCTGTCTGCGGCAGTCGTCGCTTAACCAATGTTGTGCACCATCCTCGATGAGGATAGCCCGATTTTTTGCTGGTTGCATATCACGTAATGCCGCACCATACAAGCCCACAGCACACACGGCATGATAGTGTAGATCCATGTCCTTGAGTATCTTTCGTGTATCTAACTGACCATAGTAGTCGGTCTCACCAATTATAACTTTCCATCCTGCTCGTAGGAAAGCATTGGCAGTGGCTGGGTAAGTCAATGCAGGTACTAACACCGTGGGAGGTCGTACAAAATCCAAATCATTATCTCGATAGTAGCCGGCTAGGATCTCAAGTGCTTGTGTACCCGAGTGACAAGTCACAGCATAACTTAGACGGTTCTTTTTAGCCAACCAGTTTTCAAACTCGGCGGTGTAATTGCCGTCCATGAGAACACCTGAACGCAGTACTGTGTCTGTCACGTCCAGGATTTCTGTACGAAGATTGTTATACTGTTTTCGGAGACCAGTATGGGGAATTGTCAAGCCAGTTGTAGTAATTTTTAAATCCTTGTTCAACGTCTACTTTGGGATCAAAGCTGAGAATAATTTTTGCTCTATCAATATTTAATGCACCGCGTGACGGAAAGTCTGCATCCTTGTCACGCACTTCAATGGTGCCTCGGCCCACAATCTTAACAATCATTTCAGCGGCTTCTAATAAACTGACACTATGTGATTTAGTAATATTGAATGTTTTGTTTGCACTCATGATACGTATGGCGGCGGCCACAATACCATCTGCGGCATCATCCACATAGGTAAAGTCTAGGGTTTCGTTGGCACCGTTGACCTTGAGCACACCGCCTCGCATTGCTGTGAGCATGAACTTGGCGACCACTCGGTCTTCGACGTCCAAGGGCCCATAAACAGCACTGGGACGAATAATGCAATAGTCAAAAGCCCCACGACGATAATAATCTTTAACAATGTCTTCTCCTGTGAGTTTCATAATACCATATTGACCAATAGGTTTGCAATCGTGATCTTCTTCCACTTGATCTTCAAAGTCTCCGTACACCATTGAACTACTAATGTACACAACACGCTCAACACGGTGCTTTTTGGCACTCTCGCAAATGTTGATCAGGCCTTCCATCATCACACGACTACCCCAAGCAGGGTTGGCATTAACAACTTTTTGTCTTGGAAAACTGGCCATGTGTATGATAACTTCGGGTTCGTGCTTGGCCACTAGTGCATCAAATTTTTCTGCATCAGTAATATCAACATTGTAGATTGATTTGGTTTTGATCTTCTTGATACGTTCAGACATCAAGTAATCGAGTTCTGCCTGTGGAATAATTCCATACGTAGTACGTGTGTCTGTTATAACGACTTTGTGATCACGAGCTTCTAATCGTGCCACCACATTGTGCCCAATAAGTCCTAGCCCGCCTGTTACAAGTATTCTCATTCTTTACCCCACTTTAATTTAAAAAACGTTTGATCTGATTCTCGCATCCTAGCCACAACATGGTATTTGTGTCCCCAGTACTCAGGACCACCGCGTCTGATCCAGTATGGTGTTTCTACAGCATTGGTCATGACCCATTGTCCTGCTTCACTGCGTTCCCAATCACCAAGTTGGAATCCTGCAACTATATCTGGATCCTCAACATCACCTACATCGAACGTATGCACAAGCATATCACTCACAGTGATTACTTTACCATCAATTATTTTTGATTCGCGTGGCTTGTATAGGTCTGAAGATGTTTGTGGATCAGCAATTGCCATACGCTAGTATAGCAGATTGATCAAGAGTTTGCAACTAGATCAGCAGCCATTGGGAATATAGCAGTAATGGCTTGGGCACAGGCTCGAGCTACTTCTTGGTGTTCTAGTTGTGTGCCGTTGGCACTTCTTAACTCAACAAAGTGAATCCATGAGCGTAAGGTACCATTCATGTAGATGCGACTTTCGATCAAGCCTTCGGGTAGAACAGCACGAGCTTGTTCTTTGGCAATGCCGTTGGCAATAGCCCATTCGTATTCACGTTTGGCTGCATAGATTACTCGTTGTTGAGCACGATACCATTCGTTTTCCAACAAGTGATCATCATGCTCTATACTGTTCTGTCTATTCTTTGGATCTTGAAGTCGTCCCTCTCGGGTAACAAAGTTGAGATCTTTAGTCGGGTCCGCATAACGCTGGCTGAACTCTTGGAAGCTGAACGATCGGTGACGTAGGATTTGCCGTGCAATATCTCGTGTTGTCGTAATTTCCATGCAAGCTGAAACCATTTCAAGTGGACTCCAGTGTTGGTGTCGGACAAGGTATCGGATGAGTTTTTCACTGGTGTCGGTGTTGAGTTGGTTTGCGGGGTTTGATACTCGGGCACAGTATGCGATGAGTTCTTGGGCATCTGAAATGCCTTGGCTGGCAAATTCAAGTGTGGGCTGGCTGTAACTGAGTAGTCGTACATTCATAAGTCTTTTAAAAGTTTATCGGTTTCGGGCTGAACCATTTTGGCAACTTTGCTGACATCAACCACGAAGTCGAGATCGCGAACTTGATCGCCAAATTCATTTAAGGTTCGGGACAAGACTATTTCAATCTCTTGTAAGTCAAGTCCTTGTTTACGTAGCATTGAAAGATTAATCGTACGCTGACGCTTGTTGTTTAATCTTACTACTACTTTTTTAATGCATTCTAGCGGGACTTCGGTCTTAGTAACTTCATCAATGATGTGTTCCCACTGTTCTAAGAACTCATCACTGAACTGCATCGGCAGTCACTACCTTGGCTTTGGGAGGACGACCTTTACGAGGTGTAGTTGATTGTGTACTTACTACTGGAGTAACGTAATTCTCACTCTCTTGTACTCTAACTGATGGGTTTAACCCTTGTGCTTCTTTTTTCATGCGAGCGGCTTCAGCAATCATGCCCTTGGCTTCAATTTCCATGCGTTTGGCTTGAGCTAACATATTTGTCGCAAGAGTCTTGTCATCTAATGCGCCATCAGGACTGGCCAATGGTGGTGCAACATATGGTGTTCTTGTGTCTTGCGCCTTACGCTCTTGGTCACGTTTGTATTCTGCTTCGGCTTTGCGTTTTTGTGCAGGATCAACAAAGCCAGTGTTCTTGTCAATTTCTTGTAAACGTTTGTAGGCGCTCTCGCCTGATTCCATCTCTTTGATAATCTTGTTCATCTCGTCTAACTTCACACTGCTTTGCGCAGTAGGAGTCACAATAACTTGATTGGTAGGAATCTTTTTAATCATTCCTTCTTTATGCAATGCTTCCAACTGTGGACGACCATCAGGTAACAAATTGCGATGTAACACATCACTTAAACTTGTTGCGGACTGTCCTGCAGGGCTTTCTAATGTGGCCAGAATTGAATTATGGATATGTGTGGGCATGGTTTCTGGGTACACCACAAGGCACATGTGCTCTTCGCCGGGTACTTCTCTAAAGAGAATAGCAACCTTACGGTCACCGTGTCGTCCTATATGTTTAAGCATTTTGATCTCCTTGAGGTTGTGCTTGTTCTGCCGCTTGTGCCGCTTGTTGAGTGGCGTCAAGGAAAGCAGATAACTTGTCGTATGTTTCTCCAATGGCACGCATTTCTGCGGCCTTGAAAGCACCACGTGTACACGCGGCGTCAACAATTTGTTTGAGGCTTGCTAAATCAGCAATGGTAAGTTGTGGTGGTTGAGTTGTATTTTCCATACTAATATTTACTGTCTAATTACCAATAGAAAATATTTTACTCCTCAGTTTGGAGAAATTCGTTTAGCCTATTGACTGCTTCTTCAAAATCTACTGCCCAAACTTGTGCTTCTAACTGCTTGCCTACAATTTGTAGATCAAAAGGAACCGCCCCGTTGAATTTAAATCCTTCGGGGAGTTCTGTTGTCACTGTAAATTCTTGTAAATTCTTTGCCCTAAAAATTAGGTTGTTAGCCATGTCTACTGAGTTCATTTATACGCCTTAATATCTTTATTATATATACTGTTTTTATTCTAAGTAAATATATGATGTATAAATTCCCTGTTATTGAACTAGTAGACCGATATTGTATCGCTAAATTAAAATTTGCAAAACTTGGTAACAACAAAGAAGAATTAGATTTTTATACAGAGCAATTGCACAACATTAATTTTGAGTTAATCAACGAAGAGCTAGATAAACTATACAAAGTACATGAGGAAGTATGGGCACTAGAGGATGATTTTAAAAACTTCAGAGTAGAACACAAGTATGATTTGGCCGAAGTAGGCAGAAGAGCGTTGCATGCTCGTGATGTACTACACCAACGATACATTCTTAAAAATATCATGGCAGAAAAACTCAATGATCCTGTTAGAGAAACAAAACGTTACGGTGATTAAAGATCGGCCCAAAATTTAAAATGGTTCTTGTTTATAAATACTTCTCTATTATATTTTAATATTTTTTCAATTTCAGGAAGTTTTTCTGCGAATTTGTTTCGACCTTCTGCACCGCAATATTGTTTTACCTGGTTAGATACAAATAATATTTTCTCCTCATTGAGATGCATGTCATCGTAACTCTCATCAAATACGCAATCAAATGTTTTATATCCCAGTTCCTTTAGAGAATTAAGAATCCCCGGCATCCCCACCAGTATAAACGGATGGCAATAGTATATTAATTTAAAAGTTTTTTCACTGAGAAACCCTGTTTCTGTTACCAAACTAAACCATGTATTTGCTAAATATTCAGGATTCATTAAAACTGCACCGCGTGTCTGGAAGAAATAGGTACCAACCCCGTCTTTGACACCTTGATTGAATTTATCGTCGCCGTCCAATATTATTGGATCAGCGTCTGGATTTAATTGTATGTGATTAAAAAATCTTTGTAATTCTTCATCGTTATTACATCCAACAGCAATTCTTTCTTTTATTCGTTCATGATTATTTAAAGTATCAAAATGTCTAAAACTATAAAGTGCATCTTTTTTAATATCTAAAAATTCAATTGTTTTATTTGTTACATATCTTTGGTATCTTGGTTGATTATTTAAACACAAATAAGAATGGGTTTTATTAGTTTTTAAATATGCGGTCAAATAGTCAAATGTATCAGTTTTAAATACAGGGATAAAATCACGCTCCCATATATTAGATTGTACTATTTTAGGTGATTTTAATTGAATGCTCTCGTTGCTACCCCGGTTCACAATAAAATCTGAGATGGCATGTTTAGGTTGGGAAAATTTTGCATCAATGAGGTTCTGAGCATCGGTTTTCCATAGTCCAGCCATATCTACCATTAGTATAATATTTTCTGACAAGGTTATTCCTGAGTTACACACTGCCTCATATAAATTATATCCATATAAACTATCTTGATTTATATGAGGCAAAAAACGTTGCCCTAATACAACTATTTTACATTTATTATTGTTTGTTAATTCTTTTATAGGGTTTGAAATATAATACAATGCCCACATCAAAGGATAATCTTGGTAGCCCATTGTAGTTAGATATATATTTTTTTCTTTAGATTCTGGCAGATTAATTAGTTCTTGTACTTTTTGATGTATAGAATTATTTGATGCAAACAGATTTATTTGATATTCACAGTTAGGTAAAAAATTGTAAATACCCAGCGCTTGAAAAATATATTGTTCAAATCTTTGTGGATCGTCATCCTGGCGAAAATTACAACCAATCACAGCAAGATATATATCATCCATGAAAAAATTTATAATCATGCTATTATTTGTACGCCTTAATATCTTTGTGTTTGACAACGATAATGTTATATATCTGATCTTCAAACCGGATAGGTAAATCTAGGTGTATAGTAATCTCGGGACCAGCACGTTTACTAATCAATCGATCATTGCCCACAGTACCCACAAATGGTATTCGATGCCAATGTCCAAAAACACGGTCACCTATAGACCACTTGGGTCTATAGCCGATGCGTTCAAAGTATTCAGTCTGGTTTCCCATGCCCGCCAATACGTTGACCCACAGCAATCAAATTCACTATGGACACAATCAACATGGTCAGTCCCATCCAACCATCGCCAAGTTGGAAATAGTTCAATGACATCATCAAAAACATTCCGGAAAAGAATCCCGAAATAACGTCTTGATACTTTACAATAAATGCGTACAATTTTTCCATCACGTATACTCCTTAAACATATTTTTACGACCAGTTTCGCCTAGAGTATGGTCCATAATTTCTCTAGTACGTTGCAACATGGCGCAAGCCATCATTAGCAAATCTTGTTCATCATCGCACATTAAAATCTGTTGTTCAACAGGTGCCATGAGTTCAGCCATGCGTTGTTCGGGACTCATGATTACATTTTGCGGTTTTCGACCATACTACCGAATGTGTCCCACAGTTGATCAAACTTGCGTTCGTAGTATTGGCTGAGAATTTTGAACTCTGCGGCACTGGCACCTGATTCCACATATTGTGTGATATCGTCAACTATGTTCCAGCATTGTAAAATCTCTTGTTCAAGATCAAATCGATCTCGAGTATTGACATCAACTGCTGGGTCGATTCCAGTCTCTTTTTGCGATTTTGGCTTCTTCATATATTCTCCTAACTAGTTTAAACAACAGGTCCCAAAAGTATCCTAGCAAGAACCCGTACAAAAAATACTCTGCCATTATGCGTCTGCCAATTCTAAATCATAGTAAGCATGTTGACCCCAAGGTGGCACAAGAGTAGTGGTGCCATGCAAGATCCAAACAGTATCACAGTAGTTCTCGTCACCCCAACTGTCGTAACATTCACCATCAGTAAACACCACAAGGCGTTTGGGTTCGATCTCTTCCTTTTTAAAGTAATCAAACATACAAGTAAAGTCAGTACCACCACCGCCCATTACCTCATAGTCAGTAATGCTTTCTAAATTTTCTGAATCATACTGTTGTGGGTTGTAAACTTTGGTATCAAATGTTGCAACATGGATTCGGTATGCTGGGAATGATTCCATGATACTTGCTACTTCACTCAAGATGTCTTTGATCATGCCCGCGCTCATGGAGCCGGATGCATCAATCATGAGCGCGATATCAATCATGGGATCATTCTTCATGCCGGGCATGATGGCGTCCATGTGCCAGCCTTTGCGTCCGGTTCGCATCCATGTGTAGTCACTCTTGATAGTTGACTCCAACTGCATGCGTAACAGTTCACGCCAATTCATCTTGGGCTCAGTCAAGTCTTGGATGATACGTTTGACCCCTACTGGAATATTACCGGCACCATCTGCTGTAGCGGCAGCCGCCAACATGGCTTCTCTTATCTCGTCTTTGATTTGTTGACGCTCTTCTGCTGAGAGCTTGGGCTTGCCTTTGCCTTCTTTGTCGTCCTCACCGGAGCCTTCATTGTTGCCGTCTTTGCCATCCAAATGCTCGTCAATCATTTTGTCCAGCAATGCACCTATGTCAATCTTCTCAGCCTTCTCGTACAACTTGTCATAGATTTCTTCTGAACTTAATCCATCATATTTGCGATCAAACAAACAAGGCACTGAGGTAATCATCTCACCCACCTTGTGTTTTACCAAGTCGCCATTCACAGCAAAGTCATTGGAAATGTTCCATAACTGTGGATCTCGGTCGCCACGACGCCCAAAGTGGTCATACACACAATGCAACACCTCGTGCCCAAACAAGAACTCAATCTCTTTGGGTTTAAGCATCTGGATAAAACGGGTATTGTAATAAAAATGTCTGCCATCTGTTGCGGCAGTAGCACACCACTCGTCAGCATTTACCAACTTTAATCTGGTTGCAAGGTTGCCAAAGAAACTGGCTTTAAGTAACAAGCCAACCCTGGCAGTAATCAATTGTTCACGTACAATCCGGTCAAGTTTGGTATCCATGGGACCAATAAGGTCCTTGAACTTGTCGCTTTCTTTTTTGTTTACTGTACTGGTTGTCATTGCAGGTTCCTTTGTTGCGTTATGTATGTATTGTAGCACATCCAGATTTTGTGGTCAAACATTAAGAAGGAGGGCAGTGAGACACAGCCCAGTGTTTTTTGAACACCGCCCTCCAAACACATTAGGCTGACGCCTGTAAAATGTATTTTCCGTAACGCTGATGGAACTCGTCAAAGTTCTTGAGCTTGGTGGGCAAGAAGGGCAAGTCGTATGTGGTAAGTGCAATGCGGGCACCCATCACAGTGAGCTCGGTCTCAAAGTTCTTCATCATGTAACCCAGGAAGTTGTCGCACATTTCATGGAATTTTTTGTCTTCCACTTTGTTCTCAATGGCACCTTTGAGCTCGTAACACATGGAGATAACCAGGCTGTACATGGCCGACACTTCTTTAACATTCAAGTCTTTAACTTTGCCGCTCAAGATGTCACTTGGGTTGGGCATCTTGGCCGCTACTTTGCGGTGAGCCATAAACTTGATTGCAAGTCCCTCACCCACAGTACCAGAGATCATGTTTGCAAGTGTCTCGTTGTCACCGTCATCTTCTTGCAAGTACTCACTCACAAACATCCAGGTACGTGGTGTAGCAAACGCACGGCTGGATGACTTGGCGTCAAAGTCATACAAGTCCTGTTTGGCAAAGCTCAAATAGCCTACCACGTCCTGGTGTACCTTATTGTTGACTGCCCACTCAAGCCAACTTGGGAAGTCTACCTTCATCTCTTGATGCAAGAAACGATTTGCAAGTGGAGTTGGCATGCGGAAGGTAACACCTTTGTCACTCTCTCTGTTGCCAGCCGCCACAATTACTGTATTCTTGGGCAAGTGGTATTTGCCAATGCGGAAGTTTAAAATAAGTTGATAAGCCGCCGCTTGTACACTACCGGATGCACTATTCATCTCGTCCAGGAATAGCACCACAATGGGATACTTGCTTGCAGTCTCTTCGTCGGGCAAGTCAATGGGAGGAGCCCAATCCATCTTGCCAATGTCTTTGTTGTAAAACGGAATACCACGAATGTCTGTGGGTTCCATCTGTCCCAAGCGGCAGTCATACATAATGCCACCAAGTTCTTTAGTAATGCCCGCCACAAGATCGCTTTTGCCGATACCGGGAGGACCCCACAAAAAGAGTGGACGTTTTACCTTAAATGCTTTAAGGATACTTTTACGAGCCTGCTGGCTTGTGACTGTGCGTGATTCTGACATGGGCTGTGCCTTTCTAGTTAATTAAGTCGTTAGTATAGCAGATAGTGATTTAGTGGTCAACTGTTCTTTTAACATGTTGCAGAAGGCATACAGTTTTCTGGAACCTCAATACGCAACAGGCCACACATGTCCGCCACAGTCACGCCAAAGTCCTCAGCAAGGTACTCCACGTCACTGTAATCAAATTCCCGGGCACTGTCGTATCCACGGTCTTCGCAGATGGTATCCACCATCATGCTGAGTTCATTCATTTTGCTCATAGTGTTTCCTTTAAACTGAGTAAGATGTGCCGGTAAAAACATTGTAAACTCTTGCACCTGCACCAAAAGCGGCACGGGCTTCAAACATTTCTTCTTCGCTGGGACCACGGTAGTTGTCAACGTATGCTTGGATGGCCTTGCGGTCTTCAATTTTGCGTTGAGCCAGGCTGTTCTCAACTGTTTGCTCAGTGATCCAACCAGCATTGGCAAACTCAGCCAGCATGTCACCAAACGGAATGCTGTCGTTTGAGTTCCAACGTACCACTGGGCCGGACTCAGTACTGGTACCGTCAATGTAAAAATCGTCTTTGCGTTTTGCGTCTATCATACTGGCTCCTGTTTGCTGTTTATGTCCTTATTATAGCATTTCGGGAATTAATGGTCAAGTCCAAGAAAAACCCTGCTCTGAGCAGGGTTTTGTAGTACTAGAGTAGTACTTTTTAAAGGTAATACTTGAGTATTACATTGTGGGACCGTTGCCGTTACGAAACCCAACTGAGCCACCTTCGGCTTTGATGCGTTTGATAACGTCTTCAAACAAGATGGGTGCAAAATCTGTAGTTTCGACACAAACACAGTGATACCTTGGATCAATCTCAGTACCATACAACACTTCGCCAGTCCGGGCATCTATGCCACGTGCCCGCTTTACACGACTAGCATGCAAGTGTCCGTGTATATTACAACCAAACCTACCAAGGCTCGCTTCGTGAACAGGAATATGACTCAAAATAAGTCCATTCATCACATGGTAGGCACGTAATTCTCTAAAGTACATCCTGTACTCATCATCGCGGAAGATATCATGGTTGCCACGGATCAACACCTTGTCACCATTCAAGCGAGCCAATGTTTTCAATGCCTTGCGGTTGATCACAACATCTCCCAAGTGGTACACCTTGTCGTTGGGACGCACACGATCATTCCAATTCCGGATCATAGCTTCATCCATTTCTGCAGGATCAGTCCATGGACGTAATTTTACTTCGGGGTTGTCTGGGTGTGTGAACTTGCATACACCAGCGTGTCCAAAGTGTGTGTCACTGACTAAAAATACTGCTGGCATATCTTGCTCCTTATACTTGTTTTTTCTTTACTCGTCCAATGCGATCAGCCTTGTTCCAATCATATGCAATGCCATCTGGACATACCCCATTGCTCACTGCATCAACACCAAAGCGTCCGCATATTTCAAAATCTTTTCCGTAGATCACCACAAAGGCATCCAGAGTTTTGGCATGAGTCATAGCGTCTGCTAGTGTGGTAAATTCTTGTTGTTCTATTTTGTACATTTCCATATTATAGCATTTTGGAAATATTTGGTCAAGTACTACTTATTAGTTACTTCTTGCCAGGTATGATCGCCCATGTATCTTACCTGCATTAAGTACTGGTAATCTTCAGGAATGCCAGTAGACCAATCGGTTGGACCGTTATGTACTAGCAGTGTCTTTTCATGTCTTTTGTGCTGAACCAGCCAATAGCACCTGCCCATTACAAGTTGAAAATTGTATTCTGCGGCGTACACCGCATCAGTCACGTCAAGTCTGCGTTTGATATCTTGAGCTTGTTTTTCTAATACTGCTACCAACTCCATGATACGATCATATTCTTGCTGGGCATACATCCTAGCATGATTGATCATTAGGTCTTTTTGTTGTTCAACCGAAACTAGATCAAACTTGGGACCTGATGTGCTGGTAGCATATGGTGTTACATTGCGATTAAAAAAATGTATTAAGGTGTTGCCAGTAGTGACATCAAAACTATCTCGACCATTGGCACTGTTTGATTGATCAGAATCCCGCATGGTCCTTGTGGCGTCGACGAGGTTCAATGTCTAGTGTTTTGGTAAGATATTCACGACCAGTTTTGCCGTCTTCTATTTCTTTAAGAGTGGTCAACATGATGCCATGTTTGCAATTCACACGAGGTGCATCACCACGGCTGATTTCTCTTGCTCTGCGACTGGCAATCAAAATTAAATCATATCTATTGCCCACAGCCTTGACTGCCGCCTGGCTAGTTAATCCTGCATACTGGTGTTGTTCTAAATCAGTCATCATGGTCCTTTGTGTTGTTTAATAGTATACACTCTGTACAGTACAATGTCAACCGTTTAGAGCTTGATAAGTTCGAGTCATATTAGCACATGTGTACATTTGGTAACTGTTTTTTAAATTTTCGGGCATGGGTATCTCATCAATGGGCACACCAAATTGTTCGGCTACTTGTCGAAAACTTCGAGTTTTACCAGTTCCCACGTTGAATATACCACTAACAGGCCTTGTGAGAAATCTCAAGTGCATGGCCACAACATCTTGTACAGGCACAAAATCTCTAAGATAATTTTCACTACCTTCAAACACTCGTATTCTACCTGTTTCTCGTGCTTGTTTTGCAAATTGATGATAAGGACTTGCTTGTGTGCCTTTGTGATCTTCTCCGGGACCGTATACATTAAAATATCTAAAACCTTGTACCGTGTTACCACCTTGGTGTCTAGTATGATGCCGTTCAAACAAATACTTGCTCCAGGCATAGGGTGTGCAAGGATCGGGCGGAGCATTTTCGTTAAAAGTACTAATCAGCCCATATACACTGGCTGAACTAGAGTATTGTAAATTGACCCCAAATCTTTTACAGTCATCAAATAGTCCGACACTAAAATCGTAGTTTTGAGTAAACACTCGGTCTACATCACGTTCGGTAGTTGAACTAATAGCACCCATGTGTATGACCCAGTCATAGTCTATCACTCCAGGGCATGGTCCGTCCGCCCATTCAAATGTATCAACTTTGTGTTCCATGCCGTTAAGAGCCTGTAGCATATTGCTACCAATAAATCCACGATGACCTGTTAGTAATATTTTCATTTTTGACTGTCTCCTGGCAGTACACGATAGTTGTCTTTGACAGAGTCCGGAGTACTTACTTCGATGATTGTGCCTTGCTCAATACATATTAGTTGATGTGGTTGCAATGGTCTATTTCTCCAGGTAGTGCCCGGTTTAAGTATTGCATCATGCTG